TTCTTTGTTTCTACAGCAGTGATACGAGTATTAGAAGAAGTCTGATAAGATTCTAGATTAGTAATCTTAGTGTCTTGTGCGGCTTGGCTCGTTTGTAACCCTGAGATAGCTGTAGCGTTATTACCTATGTTAGTATCCTGTGTAGCATTCTTCGCATCGTTTGCCGTCTTAGCTGTCTCTAATGCTGATAACCGATTGTCCTGTGTAGTATTGACTCCTTTGATTGCTGTAATGTCAGTCTTCATAGTAGGAATATCTGCAGCAGAAGTCTCTAGAGTTGATATCTTGGTGTCCTGCGAAGTATTCTTTGACTCGATAGCTGTCAAACGGTTATCCTGTGTAGTCTGTCCGTTCTCTAGGTTTGTCAATCTAGTATTCTGTGTAGTGTTAACACCCTCTACAGCAGTCACACGAGACGCTAGAGCTGTGTAGTTCGTCTCCAGAGTTGTTACCCTTGGAGTTAGAGCATCTACGTCTGCCTGAGCGTTCTCAGCAGTCTGCTTGGAGTCGATTAATGCTTGTAAGTCTAACGCCGAAAGTAACGTCCAAGTCTCTTTGATGTTATCTAAATAGGGAGCGTAATCAGAGCTAGCCACTGTAGTACAGCTTGTACCGCTTCTTTCTACCCAGAAGAACGCCTGCCTCGTGTTAAACGTTTGAGAATCCTTCTTGTATTGAACTTGCATATAGACTTTACCTACATAGGTGAAAGCTTGTGCGTTTGCTACAATGTTAACCTTGTTAGGTAATACTAATATTCCGTTACTCTGGAGGACGATATGACCATCAGGCTTAACGTATGAGACTACGATGTCAGTTGCACCTGTTAAGTCTTCGGCTACCTCTCGGTTGAATATCGAGTAGGTGAACTTAACTGACAAGTTATCCTCTTGAGGGATAGTGATATCCTCGGCAGGTGTATACTTATCTACTAAGTCCATGTTAACGTTGAATTGAATCTCTGCCATGTAGCATCCTCCTTATTTTTATTTTTGTACCTCTTGCCAAAGTGCTCGGAAGTTATCCTCTGTGCGTTGCTCCAGTTTGTCTAACGAGGCAGCGAACCTCGATTGAGTAGCACTAATTCCTTCTAACTGTCTAGTCATTTCTGTTTGGTGAGCCATTAGTTTGTCTTCTCTGTCGTGTGCCTTAGTAAGCTGGTTCTCGTAGATTTCAACAACTTTACCCTCGAAGGCCTTGTTATCCTGAGCCTGACTCTCTAGGACTGTCCTAACGTACTTACCTATATAGACAAGGCCTAAAATAAAAAGGACTCCGAAGACATACTCTGTCTTGACTAACTCGGTGATCTCTTTGATTCCCACAGTTTCACCTCCTATTCTATTACGATATCTATAACTGCATAGAAGTTTCCTAGGTAGCCTATTAGAACTTTTTGTCCAGCAGGCTTTCCTCGTAACGCCTGTTGAGACCAACCTAATAGCCTGCAGGTAATCAGAGACGAGACATTTGAGTAGGTGTCAAGGTCAATCCTGATAGTTGAAGCATTATCATTAAGAGTCAGAGCGTCGTATGTTCTTCCTACTAGGAAACTCTCCTTGCCACCCTCACGAGCCTTGGCTATAAGGTTAGTAATAAAATCGTCTTGTTGCCTACGCTGCTCAATATTCATATCTTGACCACCTTTCTCACTCGGTGTTCCATTTGGCCACCTACTTTGAGATCCATCGTCCAGTCTGTTTCTGTATAGATATCGTTGACTCGTAAGTTTTGATACCTGAGTTGGATGTTATTCATATACTCATGGCCTGGCATTAGAGCTGTCCTGAAGATTACTTTTCCATAAGCCTGACTCGCCTCGCTAGCAATCCTCGCACAGTACGTATCAAGGACGCCTTGGTTAACCACTTTGTCTACCTCTCTATAGTCAACAATGTAGCGACCTACATTAGGGATACTGGATAGGCTACCCACGTTGTTATTGAAGAGACGGCTAAACAGTCGCTCTCCTTCTGAGTCAGCCTGCTGAGTACAAACAAACACATTAGGAACATCGTGAATGTCGAACTCCTCTTCAGCTTGCTTATATATAATCGACACAGCGTCATCTAGGTAGGTATGCGATGTAGGTCTGTCTTCAGGGAGTTGGTAAGGTGTACTTGTTAGAACTCCGTCTCCAGTGGCGTATATTGGTGTGTAATTAATGGAAGTAAGCATCGTGTTAATTACATCTAACCAAGACTGTCCCACCTCGAACTTCATCGGTCTAGCAAGTGTCCCACTAGCTCCCGGGGTGATATTCACATAAGCAGCAGGGAAGCCGTAACCTAACTTACCAGGAATCGTTGTGTCTGTTCCTCTCAGTATTTCAGTAACTAATTGAGTTAGCGGTTTAACGGAATCGGTTGGTGTCTCGAAAGCATAAATCACTTTAGCATCTGACAAGATAGACAACTGATCATAGGCTTCTATCTCACGATACACTCTTGAGCCTTCGTCCTTCCTCTTAGGAGAGTTGAGCAAGAAGATACCCAGAGACCGCTCAATCGTAGAAGCTCCGTCCTTGTAAATCATATAAGGCCTAATACGATCTACTCGGTAGTCAATACTGTCAGTCAAAGGATTCTTTCCTTGAGCGTTGTAGTTGACTTCAATAGACAAATCTCGTATGCGTGGTTTAATGTCTGCCATCGAGTATCTATCGAAGTCCCACTGGAGTTGCATCTTTAGGTTGTTTGTAGCGGATCCATAAGGGATAGTCGTGATAGGCACGTCTTTGTAGGCTTGTGTCCAAGCTGACCATGTGCTACCTCCATTGACACTAGTTCGATAGAATAGTCTATTGAGAGGGGTGTAAACCTCAGCAGGGTTATTCTGACCAGGCACCAAGTTGTAATACATGATAGCTTGATTATAAGAAGGAACTACTCCGTCAACTACTTTCGTGTAAGAGATGTCAAACACTTGAGACGTACTGACAGAGTTGTTATTGTGGTTTCTGTTTCCTTCATCTAAACAGACACCATCAATGTTCATCTTAAAAGGAGATGCCGACTCGTAGCCAAAAGCGAATCTCCAACGAGGGAGAATCTCACCGGGTATAGTCTGAGTAGTATGCCACCCTTCGCACCAAATCCAGTTGTTATTCATTGGTCTAATAGTAATGTTCGCATCAGTCACTCGAACAGAGTTAGCAAAAGCGTTAGCCTCACTGTCATCGTTAGGGATAGCCCACACCATAGGTTTATTGCCTGAGATAGTTCCGTTAATGGACAACTTGTACATAAACGAGAAGTACACCTTCGCGCCTACAGGTTTTGTCTGCCTCCACTCGAAAGTGTAAATGCCTGACCTATTCAGGGACGTATCAGTCTTCTCGATAGTCTGAGAGTTTCCTATAGTACCTCGCTCGTCTACTCGATAGTTAACCACGTTAGGAAGGTTGTTCTTGAAAGCTCCCCACTTCTCGTAGATTAACCCTGTAGCGTTACCTGGCTTAGAGTAAGGCCCTACCATGTCGGTATTTAACCTGATATCTGTTCTTATTTCAGGTCTCAATTCTCCATAGGCTGTATGAACCCACTGGTCTGAATTCCACCCTACAGCAGGCCAACTCGTGGATGTATAAGTGTTACCTGTTATAAGAGGAATACTCTCAGGAGGCGGAGCTTCCTCACGTAACTTGAAAGAAGCTGTCCTATGGATACTCGAGAAAGCATTAAAGGAAATCTTTCCGTCTACGATGTTACTAGCTTCACCCTTTTTGTTATTATTCTTGTCTAGGATGTCGTATCTAAAAGATATCTCCCTAGTACCTTCATTAAACCTTGTACGTGACACCATAGTGACAACTCCTCTCTAGTTATTAACTCCGCCGTCTATCTCTGTGAGTACGGCACTCATATTGAATCCTCCGATGTAATCTGATGAGCTAACTTTTTGGCATGTACCGTGGAAGCTTCTGCCATAATTATCTCTAAACCAAAAGTCGTTATCTAACAAGAGTCGTTCTATGTCGTAACGCTCCTGAGCAGTCTCTACATAGAAAGAGATGTTAACTACTTGGTTGTACATCATTCCTACCTCTACTACAGGTCTTGTCCTACCAGCAAACTCTGCCATTTGAGTTTCTCGTGAGCGCTCTCCTGTTCTAGAAGAGACCACTTGGAGTTTAGTCTGCGTTTGTACTGCGTTATAAGGAGCTATCGTAACAACATCTAAACATTGTGTAGTTACAGCCATCCAATCAGGACTATACACCACCCCTGAGCCGTCTGCGTTGGTGGATTTGATTCGGTACCAATAAGCTGCACCAGAGTTGGAAATCGTGTGGTCAGTTAGTTGTGTAATACTACCTCTAGTGATTGTTCTCACGACTACCGCCTTACTAGACGGGTCATAGCTGTTCGCCCTCTCTAGGTAAAGAATATCTGTGGAGGCTCCACCTGAGTAGGTGAAGTTCACCACAGCATTCCCGTTAGCATCAATTGTTATAGTTGTCAATGTAGCTTGTCCTGCCATGGTTTACCTCCTACAGTTTTCTAATTGATTGGTTTAAGCCTGAGTAGTCCATGCCTCCATAGCCTCCACCTGATGTGTTAACTACTTGTTGAGTTACTCGTTGTTCGAACTCCTCGACACCTTTAGAGTCTAACCCTACAGTTCCATCTACCTTGACTACGTGGTTAACTGTCACAGATGTTCGTCCTCCAGTGAATGCTTCTAAACCTGTTCCTGCTAAGGCTACGTCTGCTTGGTTAGCAACTCCTCCGAAGGCTCTACCCATAGACCTCTCCATAGCGCTTACCTGAGTTAGCGCTGCCTCGTACCAAGTAGGGAAAAACGCTTTACCTGACTTGTCTAAGTCTGATAGAGGGCCTTTCTTCGCAGGTGAGAATGGTAAGTAAGCTCGGATGCTTGACATACCTCTAGAGACCGCAGATACTGCATCGCCGAAACCTGATGCGATACCACTAACAAACTCGCTTAGTAACCCTTTACCAGATGTATAGAATGTACGGAAGAATCCTGTGAACTTATCAACCATTCCATTTAAACCTTCAGTGACTTTGTACTTAGCTTCTATGAAACCGTTTTTAACTCCACTACCAAATTCCTTAAGCATATCTCCAGCAGCTTTACCCCAATCACTAACTTTATCTTTAGCAGCCTGTACCATCTCATCAAACTTACGTTTAGTATCATTTACTATCTCTCTGAGTTTGTTTTCTGCATCAGTCTTCATTTGATTGTACTTGTCTATAACAGCTTGCTTCATAGCTTGTACTTTATCAGAGGCCGCTTTCTTGAGGTCTTCCCACTTCTGAGCGTTGTCTGTTAGAATCTCAGTAAGCTTGTTGATAGCTTCTTGTTTGAGTTCGTTATACTTATCTACTACTTTCTGTTTCATCTCACTAGCTTTCTCAACAGTGGCAGTAACCATATCGTTCCACCATTTCTTAGTGTCAGCCCACCATTGTTTAACTGCCGCAATCATATCGTCATAAGCATCTACGACAATTTTCTTGCCAGCTTCCCATTTCTCTTGGATAACTTTCCACATTTCTTTGCACCATTTAGTAATGTCATCCCAGTTTTGATACAAGAGAACGCCTACAGCGATTAAAGCAACAATGAGTCCAATTACGATACCTATAGGGTTAGCCCACATAGCTGCATTCAATGCCCACTGAGATGTTGCAGCAGCAGCAGTTGCTACTCGAGAAAGTCCTAACATAGTAGCAAGTATTTCTATTCCAGTAGCTAACGTCCTAACAATCATCATAGCTTTGAAAGCTAGATTAGCAGCTAATACCCCAGCAGTAACACCTGCTAGGATAGGACCGAATACGTTTAAGTTATCCAAGAAGAACTTTAAAGTAGCGGATACAGCTTGAAGAACCATATCTAATGCGCCTGACTCTCTAGCCCACTCTAGGAATTCTGTTGTCATCTTAACGATTTGAAGCGAGATAGGATATAACCCTTGGATTAAATCCCACAGAGTTAAAACAATTTGTCCTATGAAGTCCATTATTACAGGCGTACTCTCTTGAACTTGTTTAACGAAATCTTGGAAAGCTGGATTACTCTGTAGCCCCCAAGCCCAGTCAGCAAACTTCTTAGTTAGATCTACCATGCCATCTCCAAGTTGCATTCCTAATGGAGTGAAAGCTACCATGATTCCTCCGAAGGCATTCAAAATGTTACCTGCAGAGATCATTACCTTCTCAAACATAGGGACTGCATAGGTGTTCATGTGCTCAAAGAACTTATCAGCTTTTCCACTCTCAATAGATTGATTCATCTTAGCGATCATACCTGTGAAGGATTCCCCCACTCCTTGGAAAGAAGGGAATAATCGAATCATTGTATTACGAAGAAAATCCGTAGAGGCAGCTATCAGTCTTAAATTGGTAGGAGTCATCTTGTCTTCCATATCAGTCCATGCATCTTTGAGTTTGTTAATAGCTACTACAGCTTGACGTTCCTCTTCAGACATACTTTCCATGATAGCCTGCACCATAGCCATCGCCTTAGCGTACCCTTTCGTGTCACCTGCAATGAGAGCGGCATTCGCCTTGAGGTGTGCCTGCTCAAGGTCATTTGCCTTCTCGATGGTCTTGGTGAAGGTTGTAAACGCTAAGGCCCCAAATCCTGCAGCAGCTACCCCAGCAGTACCAAACAGGGAAGCAATTGCACCGAGACCGCCTAACAAGGCTGGCGTCATAGCGGATGCACCTATGGTAATTGCACCTATGATAGCTGCCATCTTCTTAGCCTCCGTAGAGGTTTGCCTAAAAGTGTTGCTGGCTCTGTCCTGAGCCTCGATAATAATATCTATTACTGAAGCGATAGTTCTCACCTCCTAGCGGTACTTGTTAGCTGTGTCCTTCCTAGCTTGTTTCTTATCAGCCTTCTTCCCAGCCTCTGACTCATAGTAAGTCTTAGCGTTATGGACTAGTAGGAGTGCCGCCATATCGTCATACGATTCAGCTTTAATTACTGAAGGAGGTTGCTTTAGGAGGACGCACAGCTCGTACATTTCTATCTCATGGAGGATAGGCTTGTTAAGCTTTTTCCCTCCCATGAGAGTTTTCATCTGAGAGTCTATTTCTTTTTTTTCTTCTCAGGGACGTCCGTGTTAGCCTTTTGAGATACCAATTGGATAATCTCTGCAGCGAACTCTGGGGAGAATACTTCATCGAAAGTGTGTAACTCAATAGGTAACTTCTCTCCCTTTTTGTCTGTGAAATCCCAATCTACAATAGACTCAATAGTTGTAAGTAAGCCGATTAGGGATACATCAATATCGATCTTTCCTTTATCGTCAGTTTTTACGCAGGTACCTTGGATACGTCGTTGTGCTCCAAAGGATAAAGTCTTGAAAGTAATTCGTACTCCTTGTACTTTCTCTGTGAATAACTTCTCCTGATTTAACCAAGGGAATTGTTGTTCAGCCATTATAGTTTCCACCTTTCGAGTTTTAAATTAAAGGGAGACCGAAGCCTCCCGAGTGTTAAACTGTGATGTCTGATACGTCTTTCGAGCCGATCTTGATAGATGCTGTACGGAATAGTACGTCTAACTCGTAGTCTGTTTCTCCGTCAGCTTCGATACCTAACGAGTCCGTATCATACTTAGCACCACTAAGAGTTAACTCAAAGTAGTTGGCTGGTACAGCAGGATCGTCAAAGCGAAGAATCATTGAGAATTCTGTTCCGTTACGGAATAACGTCCTGTTGGTTGTACCCATAGGAGCAATAGTAATTGAGCCTGTAATATCTAGTACACCCTCATTAATAAACGACGGAGTGTTACCTTTAGAGATTGTTTGCATAGGATCTAAGTTATTAGTAAATTCAATTTCGAACTCCTTAACATTCGCTGCCGCAGTACCATTAATAGTTACTGTACCGTCTGCAAAGGTCATAATCTCATTAGTTGGATAATCATAAGTTGAAGCTGCTGGAGATGAGTCTATAGCGTCCTTAGAGACAATCTCCATTTCTACCTCTACAGCTTCACCTGCTGAGGCGCTAATCGTCATAGTATCAACTTTAGAGCCTACGTAGTTCGTAACAAACGGGTTTCCGTTCACACACATGCTAGTGTTAACTGTGAAGGTCGGTAACTCTTGGCAACGCCCTACACTAGAGAACGTATGAACCCAAGCGTTAGCTGCACCTGTTTTAGTAACCGCTCCACCGAGTGCGTACCATAGAGGACGAGGGTCTTGTAAGTAACCTGTCCATGTAGAGGTAACCTCTTGAGCTAAAGCTTTGTGAGTTAATACTGTACGGTTACCGAGACCTCGAATAGCTTCGTGATTCTTGTTGATCTCTGGCTCCCAGCCAGAAGTAATTCCCCAGCTCTTGAAGACTCCTGCTGCTGGAGCAGTACCCTGCGTAGCTTCCTTTCCGAAGGCAATCAGTGTGTCAAAACCTTGAGTTTGTCTAGCCATCTATTTTCTCCTCCTCGTTAGCACCCTTGAAAGGTGGTGCTTTCTTGAATCCTTTTTCTTTCAGTGAAGCAATCACGTCTTTATCTAGCTCGTCTACTATGAATCCTTTCTCCACTAGTCCATAAGCTGGATAGAGGAAGTTCCTTGGAGTGTCATTATCATAGATTAACCGCATGAATAATCACCTCCTGAGCTTGTACCACATTGGTTTCCTAACTGAGTCATCTTTGTAGTAACTAACAAAGGCACCTTAGCTCCCTGGAGGAAGTTCACTTCACCCTCTTGGACTGTGCCAAATTGGATATCGTCATCGAGCTTAACCTCTTGGAATCTGCCTCCGAGAGTTCTATTCTTAGCGATGTAATACTCAAGTCTGTCTGTTAAGTACAAGCATTGCTCTTCAGCTTCCATACCATCTAGTAAACTCGTATAGATCCAAATGTTTACTGAGATAGCAGATTGAAACGTACCGCCTATCCCTACGGCTTTACGAGTTGGCCTTCCGACTATCTCGATAGAAATAGCAGGAAACATAGGTATCTGCTGGAAAGGTGCTTTGTAGACATCTACTTTGTCATCGCTATTATTGAAGCACTCGATGAGGTAGTCAGCTATATGAGTCTTGACTTGATTGTAAATACCTCTACCTGTTTCCATTGTTTACCTCCCTCACTAGTTCATCTACGTAGTCATCAAACACTCGTTGGATCATCTGTTTGTCTACATTGTCGAAGTAAAGAAACGGACGAGCAGGAACAAAAGTACCCCAGCTAGTCCTTCCTCCGTGGTGATGTAAGTTAGCTTTACGAAGCCCTGACCTGATAGTCAACTTCTTCTTAGACAACTTGTTAGCTGCCCCACTAGTTATCGACTGCTTGAGTGCTCCTGTATCGTTTAATGGTTTCCCTCCAGCTCTGTGAGGATGAATCCTGATAGTCGCAGCACTAAGAGGAACCCATGCGGCGGCTCTAAAGCGATTACCTATCGAGCGTTCCATGTAGGTTTCAGACCTACGGAGAGGCGTCTTGAGGTCTTCTAACTTGCCTGCTGCCTTAAGCATCCTAACGTCAAATCCATTGAGCTCGACTCTCATGCGTCCATCGTGGTTATTTGCCATCTAGCTCACCTACCAGTAAGGATGACACCGGTCAAAGAACGGCTCATCATCATTCGTAGTAGCGTATCCGTTATTCCACGTAGGTAAAGGCTGTACTATAGTTCCGTCCTCGTTAATGAGAGTCATATCTCCATTGAGGATGTCTTGTAGTAATTGGTCTAATCGGGCTTTGAGGTCTTTGTAGAACTCATCGAGGTTTGGTTTCTGACTCGTGTACATTCCTTCGATAAAGAAATATGTAGTCAGATCGTTGGCTACCTGTTTGATGAATGGTGGTACTGGGGAGAACGGCACTGCGTAAGCCTTAGCGAGGATACCATTCATGTACACCGTAGCTTTATCACAAAAGACTTGGATGTCCTTATCTGAGACAGAGCTAGGTAGTTGTTGTCTATAGGTAGTACGTAGGTCTTTCGGAGTACTATAACTCATTAGTCATCACTCCTTAGTTTTCTTTGGAGCTGCTTTCTTAACAGGTGCTTTCTTCTCTTCAATTGACTCTGCATAGTCAATTCCAACGAGGTGTTTTCCGTACTCGGTGTCTACCTCCAAGATGTCACCTACATGGTTAAACAGTTTATCTATACAAGGTACTAATGCTTTAACCTTCATAGTTTTCACTCCTTTCTTCTCTTGTCAGAGTACCCACCAGATAACTAACGAGGGGGATTCATTAGCTACCTCATGGATACTCTGAGAAGGGAAGAACAAACTAGGGAGGAGTCGAACCTCGCTTCTCTTTTTCAGAGTGTGCAACCTCACTACACTAACCCAGTTTCATTCCCTCTCGGTTGCCTTTAGAGTCTGTCTCCTAGACTGTTAAACTATTAAGATACAATACCAGTGATTAAGAATACTGCACGAGGGTCTGTGATATATGCTGTAGTGAAGCGAGTAACACGACCAATAGTAGTCATATCTTCCTCTTGGTTGTATGTGTGAGTGCTTAAGCCTTCAGCATCAGCGATATCTCCAGCAGTTCCTCGCTCTACGAATAAAGCTTGATTGTCTGGATAGTTTTCATCTACCACGATTGATAAGCCTAAGAAGTCACCGATATAGCCACGTAGTAACACGATGTCTGTACCGTTTTGTTTGAAAGCATCTCGGATAGATTTAGACTTAAGAAGCAATGCTTCTGTCTGTGGAGATACCACTAAAGTATCCAATGAGTAACCAGCTTTCTTAGCGGCAGCTTTAGCATCTACGATGTCAGCGATTAAGTTAGCATCTCCTGTAGTTGGATCATTCCAACGAGCACCAGACTTAGCTTGTAAGTTTAAGTTAGGAGCTGTACAAACTTCGTGTAACTTGTCGTAAGCCATAGTGTTAACCATTGCTACTACTGAGTTAGATAACTTCTTGAAAGCACGCTCGAAGTAAGAAGGTTGTCCCCATTTTTGCATTTCATACGAGAATGCGAATTCTAAACCGTACTTGCGGATCATTTCGACCTTAGCTACCTCTGTAAGTCCAATACGCTTGAAACCTGAGCTTTCACCTACTTCAGGCACTTCCTCGTAAGTATAACGACCGTTTGCATCTGCATCGCCGTCTTTGAAGTACTTGATAGCTAAAGCATCTGAGGTAGTTTTAGTTAGTAACGCATCAGCAATAAATCGCTTTTCTACTAAGTCACGAATACGAGCATCCATCATGACTTTCTTTAATAGGGGGTGTTGACCTAAGATTAAATCTGCCATTTATATGACCTCCTGAGGGTTGTGTTTTAGGGGATACTGAGGAGTAATGCCACCTTCAGAGGTCGCCTCCTCAGTTGTTGCTATGTGGTTGTCAAAGAACCAAGGCAGGTAAGTTGCCTTGTGAGTGGACACTGACTAGAGTGTCAAAATCGATCTTGTTAGATCTGGCGCATAAGACCTTAGGTATTACTCAGGTATGATTTCTATACAGTTTGAACTAAAGAGAAACCAGCTACCTTAGTGTTAACTGCCACAACTTTACCTAAGTGAGAAAGTGGTTTAGTGTTGTCAGCAGGAACCTTGTATTGTAAAGTACCAGCAGCAGTACCTGTAGCTACGACAGGTTTACCGATCGCAGGAGAAGTTACTTTCAAGTAAACTAAATTACCTGCTCCAAGGATAACTGTTACAGACTCTTTTCGTGCTCCTGAGAAACCTGCGTTAGTATAATCATTAGTGATTACAGCTCCATAAGCTGCAGCGTTTCCTACGGTACCACTGTAGACAATTCCAATTGCTGACTCGTCGTCTGCAACAGCTCGTCCAACAGTCATGTCAGATTTAATCGCTACAGGATCGCCTGCGTATAATACCTCGCCAGCAGCTACCTTGAATGTCTTACGGCTATCTCGGTTGATATGGTATTCGATAAAGTTTTGCGCCATTAGTTGTTACCTCCCTTACCAATTGATGTCATATAAGCTTTGTACTCGTCAGACTCACGAAAATCTTTGTGTTCTTTTTTCTCTTCAGGCTTCTCTCCAGTTTCCACCTCAGCAACTTCTTGGAACTCGACAGCACCCATGTTAGACATAAATTCTTCGAAAGCTTCAGCTTGTTCCTCTGAGAATGAAGCTAGCAATTTTGTAAGTGATTCCTTCTGAGCTGGGACTACCTTGTTGCTCTCTTGGAACTTTTCCACCTTTGTAGCTACTTTCTCTTCAGCAAACTTTTGTAGTTTAGCATCTTGAGCTTCTTGTTTCTTTTCTAACTCTGAGAACTTAGCAGCATAAGCAGCTTCTAACTCAGCGAACTTGTCAACTTGTGTTTCTTCTGGCATAAGTTGTACCTCCTCAAATTGTTCTAGCTCATCGGACTCTGAGGAGAATCCGTTCTCGCTAAATAGTTTTGCTCCCTTGACTTGGGGGAATGCTACGAGGGAGACTTCTCGAAGGCGTGTAGGGTTGCCTCCTTTGTCTGTGTAGAATGAAACGGAGATTTTGTTTAGGAGTTTCTTAGCAATCTTTTGAACAGCGAACTCTTCGATGATACGCAGTTTACCCATGAGCTTGCCATCCTTAACAGATGCTTCCTCGAGGAATCCTACTGTATCTCGTGCGCTTTCTGAGTGATCCAATTGAACTGGGATATTGTCCTCTACAGAGAAGTTATTTACTAACTCCTGTAGGTGATCCTCTGTATATTCTTTCCCACGGTGTGTACCTGTGGAGAACATTATAGCTTCTTTGATTAAGTCTTCACCTTCTGAGATAGCTTCCGAGAACTCGGTAAACTTCCCTTCGTAGCGAAGATTCTTGATGTTACTCATTAGTATCACCACCTCATTTATTGCTTCATATATTAAGTAGTAATACCGTTACCAATATCTCATCTCAAAAGGTTAACTTGTTAAGATATATACCCGTCTCGTGTAGAAATTGATACCTAAGTTGCGTATAAGTCATACTCAAGTGTATAAATTAGTTACTGAAATACATGAGATTGACCTGTTTTGGTAACGGAAAAACTACAATATCTAAAAAGAGTTAACTCGATAGGTAAAACTAATTAGTCTACCTCAAGTAAATAAATAAAAAAAAAGAACAAATAGGTCTCTAGAGAATAACCTCTATAGAAATACTCACTAGAAAAGATTCACCAGTGAGACAGCCTATAGAGAATGACTAAATAGTATCCATCTCATATAGTCCTTGTAATAATTAAACATGAGACCGAATAAACTACTAGGTTGACAACCCCAAAGTAATACCTTAGTATGATTCCTATAGAGATATATCCTGAGGAGGAATACTAATGAGTGATGTAAAAACAATAAATGAGGTAACTACAGGGGAAACACTCGAGAAGGGTGGGTACTTCGTAGCTTACAATCTAGTAATGAGAAATGTTATGAAAGTTTACGACTTAAGCCCTGGAGAGTTTTCTTGTTTGACTATGCTATTTAGCTATGCTGGAGCAGACAAAGATAAATGTTTCCCTGGACAAGAGAAACTAGCGAGCGACTTAAATACATCTAAGCGCACTGTTATGCGTTACCTTGAGGGGTTAGAAACTAAAGGGGTAATCGTAACATATAACCGCTTCAATAAAGACAAAATGAAGACTAAAAACATTTACGACTTATCACCTTGCTTAGATAAGATCCGTGAATTATATGCTCCAAAAGATGACGAGGAGTTTGTTCTTGTTCGAAAAGAAAAGCGTAACTCTGGAGGTGACAAATCTGTCACTACCGAAGAAACAACAAATGAACGAGACGAAATTCAAAAAGTTCCTTCGGAGGTTGATTCTGTAGAGGTGACAAATCTGTCACTACCGAAAAATGAGACACGTCAAGAATGTCACCCTACAAATAACAAAAACAATAAACAATTAAAACCTTTAAATAATATAAAGATTGATGATTATAAGGCGAACTCCGTTACGCCACCTAAAGAATCCTCTGAGTCTATCGAACTCGTTATTAAATCTGTTAGGGAACAAACAAAAGACCTAATCATTACGAGATCGTTTAATACTGTGGTAGGGCGAGTTATGGCTAAGTATGTCAATGGAGATATAAAAATAGGATTTAGAGAATACCTTGTAGGCGCTGTATACAACCATATAGAGCAATTGGACAAGCGTAGAACTGAACAACAAGCTAAAGAGTCTCTCGCTCGTACAAGCCAATCTGGAGCGTCTGATGAGTATACTGGTAACATCCTACTCTATAACTTCCTAGACCAATCTGAGGGGGACAAGCCTCTGAAGAAATAATTTGGAGAAAGTTGAATCTTTCTCTTTACATCTAGGTATGACCCTGGTATGATTATCTTAGCAGCAAAAACGAGGTGGTGATATTGATGAAAACTAAATGGAGTGAAGAATTAATACTAAGAAATATACTTACTTACAAAGATAACGGAGTAGAACTAAATAGCGGAAACATACAGAAAATAAATAAATCTCTGTATTGTGCTGCCACAAGGAAATTTGGTAGTTGGGGAAAAGCAGTTAAATCATCAGGATTAGATTATATCGGAAGGGTTCCTAATAAAACAGATATTTTAGGTGATACAAAATTAGTAACAGTAACTAATAGAAAGAGAGAAGAAATAATAGTATTACTTGATAAAGATGTAGAGATACATTCTACAATTTGGATTAATAGCTACAATTACCCGAAAATAATTATTGATGGTATGCACGTGTTCCTTCATAGACATGTATACGGAGACATAAAAGAAGGAAATCAAGTTGATCACATAAACAGGAACCCTCTTGATTGTAGAATGAATAACCTAAGAGAAGTTACTGTGTCTCAAAATAATCAGAACAGAAGATTCAAAGGTTATCACTTTAACACTAAAGAAAGAAAATGGTATGCCAAAATAAAGGCTAATGGAAAACATATACACCTTGGAACATTTAATAACGAGAATGACGCATCTAGAGCATACAAAGATGCACGAATTAAGTATTTTGGAGAATACGCAAATAACTAACAAAGGATGATTGATTATGGATGAATTAAGAATTAATGAAATGAACGACTATCAATCTAAAACGCTACGAACTTGGAACACTGAGGAGGGATCTGATTTTAGACTATCTAACGTAGCACTCGGCCTTTCAGGGGAGAGCGGTGAGGTTTCTGATGCTATCAAGAAGGCTATCTATCATGGTCATGGCTTTAAAACTCCATTCACTCGAGATAAACCTAAAGCGGTTGATAAATTAGAGTTAGCTAAAGAGTTAGGCGACATCATGTACTACATCTCAGTAGGAGCCCACGAGTTAGGATACACCCTCCAGGAGATCGCCGAGATAAACATCAACAAGCTCGCCAAGCGTTACCCCGAAGGTTTTAGCGTGGAGGCTTCAATCAATCGAGTTGACACTAAGGAGGCACACTGATGAGTAAAATTAAAGCTCACTTTTATAATTCAAACATAGAGTTGGAAGTTGAGTTTCTGCAAAGTAAGAAAATCATTAATGCTTTCCATGATGGAAAATCACCTATCATAGTTACAAACAACAAGACTCATGTAGATGTAAGCAAGGCATATGCTATCGAGATAATGACCGAGGAGGCTTAACTATGAAGACCGTCTACTTGCTAGTGCTAGTAGTTAGCCTTGGAGCAACGGTTTACTTTATAGATACATCTAACGAGCTACTCTTCGATGTGTTGTATTCTAACTTGCTAGCTCTAATGGGTATCGGTGTCTATAAGTTGTGTGATTGGTCAGGATTATGGGATACAGACGAGGAGGAAAACTAATGAGTAAATATAAGGATGCGTTAGGAGAAGTATTCGCTGAGTTTGAAAGAAAACAACGAAAAGAAGTATATGATGCGTTCAAAGGAATAGCAGCTATGATGCATGAGCAGAAGATGGCCTTTGTAGACGCAGGATTCACTGATAGTCAGGCTATGGAAATTATAATCGAGGATTACTTAGATAACAAGCGAGTTAATAAGGAGGAAAACTAATGAAGAAAGTAATTGTGTACACTAAGAATAACTGCCCAGAGTGCGAAAAAGTGAAATTCAATCTACCTCACTTACCTGCCGAGAAAACAGTTGAGTATCGCAATATTGATGAATATGCAGCACACCATTTAGCACTAACACAATTAGGTTACCAGTCAGTACCAGTTACCATCGTAGAAGGTCACGAACCTATTGTAGGATTCGAAATTGGAGAGTTGCAAAACGCTTTCGGTATCTAATATGACCTGAGTCATAACTAAGGAGGTGAGTACTACCCTCTCAGGGGACACCCTTTGAGGTTGCGCTCTTTGTATACGACTAGCGAGGACTTGTCACCCTTGTTAGGTTTCTTGATTTCGCTTTACCTTTGAAGCTTGTTCCCTTTCTCGCATCGTTAGGGGAGCAGGCTATTTTTTTTTATTCTTGATAGATTTTATCGTCGCCATAGGCTTGACAGGCTTATCTTACTCAGGTTATACTAAGGGAGTAGGGAATAAACGAGGGTTCTCTCCTCAGGGTTTCCTCGTCCCTGCGACTGAAATTACTCATTAGCTTAGGCTGCTCAGGATAACTGGGTGGCCTTTCTTTTTGTCATAAAAAAAAAGACTAACCCCATTAGGAGTTAGCCAATCCTCTTAGTTCTTCTATATCAGGTGTCCCATTAGCAAATCCCTGCTGAGGTTCTACCTCTGTAGACCAATTATCATTCCAGAGTTCAAACTTTGTGACAGGTAACCATACAGATCTACACTGGAAGTGGTTCGGGGGAGAATACTCCATAATTAAATCCATTCGGTCAATCGCTATAATACGTCCATCTAAGTGTTGGCATATATGAGTAGTACGAGTGTCTATGATAGCATCATACTGGAGAGCGACTACGAAGCCTTTGTTCTCTGGAGACGTGTACCTAGCTAGTCTCGCTGCATTGTACATCTTACTCATCTCTGTGCGGACAATCGTCGTAGCGTGTGCAGCTCCCAAGGCAACCTCTGCAGCAGCCTGTACAGATTCAACTAGATGAGCTGGCTCGGTTCCTGCTTGTAGTCCAGCTATTAAGATTTCTTTTATTCTATTGAGCACAGTCTCCTCGGTGATAACCGTAATCTGCAGAGCGTACTGTTCTAGGAAGGTTTGTAACTCTGGAGGCAGGTCATCGTTGTAAGCTGGTAGTTGTTCCTGCTCAGCGTACTGATTGTATCTACGAGTTAGCTGATCCATTTCGATGCTAGCTCGTTGGTATCCAGCTACAGAGCTGTTAATCACTAGGCTTCTAATGAGCTTGCGGTATTCCTTCTGAGAAGGCATCTGCATAGCTTGTACTGCGTCTTCCCCTTCAGAGATAGCTTTGCCAACACGTTTCATCAACTGAGGGAGGCGCTTATCGTTTAACCTCTGAGCATCCTTTAAAAAAGCGGACTCAATAGCTACCATATCTCTCTCGATAGCTTTGATGTCCGCTCGTCTTCGGCGTTCGCCGAAAGTTAGATACTCTGTGTTGACCTCAGAGGCAGTTACTTTTTTGATGAAGCATTCTTATCAGATGCTTGTGTGTTAGATCGTGCTTTGGCAGCCTTATCCTGCTTAGTGTTATTTGTAGCACCTGCTCCGTGTTTAGATCTCATGTGGTGATTCAGAGATTGCTTATTCTTGAATACCTCTCCGTCATACGGACAAGTGTAAGTGCTACCTTCTTTCTCCTTTTCATCCTCCGGGAGGCCGTCGTCCTGTTGCTCCTCAGGGTGATTACGTTTGTATAACTCTGCTTTGGCTTCCTCGCTAGGAGCTGGCATACCAAGTTCCTCACGAATCCAATCTTCACTAGGTGCGATTACGCCTGTGTTAATCATTAAGTTAAATACGCTAGCTAGCTTTGTAATATCCTTGTCTGCCATAGGTCTAAACTGGAAAGAAGGATATTTCTTAACATTAGGGAAGTTAAGATCCACTAGAGGACGAATAATCTCTTCCTCGATTAGGGCTTTGACGTTACGCTGGATAGATTCCAATCGAATCATAAAGATATCAAATTGGTTATTCGATAGAGCTAGACTACCAGATTGTCCTCTCGATAGACCTAGAATCATAGGAGGAACTAATAAACCCTCCATAATCTTTCTATCGTGGTGCTCGATATAACCTATAAAGTCTGCGTTAGTCATTTGGATAGCGTCGATTTTGTCTCCACCTGAGATAGACAGAGAACTCATGGAGTTAATGTTTGAGAGGATATTTTTCATTTTGCCTACATCGTTTGCGTCGGTAGTGGTCCCGACTAAGAGGGGTGTTCCGTAGCGTTCGTAAGCTATATTAGCAAATCTGTATAGTCTATCCTTAGTAATCCAGTGTTTGTAGATCGGACGCAAGTTAGACTTACCGTACATGTTTCCGAACTCTTTATCGAAGGCATACCATAGGATTTTCTCCTTAGGTATCTTAATTGTTTTACTGCCAATTCGTTGTTCTACATAGACGATATCTCCAAACTTGTCCGTCTTGACAGCTACCTGGTGAGGGTTAAGCGTCTTGAGTTTTTTAAGCCTGATAGCACCATCTTTGTACTCGAAGACTTTTTCTGTACAGCTATATCCATACACGAGAGCGGTCATCATTTCTTTGATGTTATCCTCGAGGTTCCCCTGGATAGATTCAAAGTTTTCTAGAATGAACTCGGCACACTTACGAGTTTCTTCGTCCTCGCCAGTAACCGTGAACCCTTTAGCGGTAGCTGACAGTTTAATCATCTCTACAGCAGCACGGACTTGTCCATCTGTTAGCATCTTCTCGAAGATATCTAGTGAGAACTCCTCGGGGTTTAAATCTGTTTGTTCACGCCTCTCGTGAGTTGTATCTTTGTAGAGGCCGATCTCCTGAGCTAATTTATGTAGCTCTGCCTCCTGGGCTTTCCTCTCTTGTTTGACCTTCCTGCTTGCAAATACATCAAATAGTCCCATCTGTTTCCCTCCTCGGCTTCTGCGACCATAGTCTCCGCCTTGTTAGTTTCATCTATTTAGTAGTAACAGTGTTACCAATCAGGCATATCCTTGTGGTCACTGAATAGTTGATCGAACGAGTAATCCTCTCGAGTATTGAACTCTGCCTCGAAGCGATTCTGCAATTCGTGGATGCCTTCTCTCACGTAGTTGAGGGCATGAAAGGCATCATCTGGAGTGCGGTGATCATAGAGTTTTTTACCTGTACCAGTGTTACTCTCAGTGAACTTCATCTCGATAGCTGTCCAGTGGTCAAAGAAATACTCGATAGCAGCAGGGTCTTTGTAGGGGACTACAATATTACCTTTGTGGAACATATCGATAAGCTTATCCATAGAGAAGGTACGGTCTACCTGTAGAGTAGAATTATTGAATCCTTTGTATTCACGCTTACGAGGGTCATTTGCATAAGTTACATATCGGCAAGAGATAGCCTGTCTCCCGTATAGTTCGTAAAGCTTTTGAGACTCGTAAGAACCATAACCTATATCGCCGACAATCTTTTCTACATTGAACTTACTCTGTAGGCTAATAATGTGAGCAATCAATTGGTCATGCACGTTGAGTGCGTCTTCGGAGCGGTCAGGCTGCCAGCTTTCTGCGTAGTCGATAACTAGCTTGCCGTTCTCACTGTGGCCAATAAAGATAATCGTTTTAGACTTGCCGCCAGAGCCATAGTCAATTCCTAGTACGGTACCGTCGTTTGAGAACTTCTTCAGAGAACGAGACTTGTCAACACAAGCGAGGACATCCTCTAGAGATAACGGTTGCTCGTCACCTGAGTAGAACTCGCCGAGTACCTCATTGTTAAACGTCATAGCATCCATCGTGAGGTAATCTCGCCAGATCTGATTGGCAGATATCCAAGTCATATTGAGTTGGTTAAATAGGTAGCCACTGTACATTTTGTTCTCTGGGCGAGTAGCTTCCCATCTCCCGTGAGCACGGTCAAGTTCTTCGTGGCAGTGCATACAACCAAAGTAGCGACGCTCTGTTTCTTCTCCCACGTCTTGGATCATGATATTCTTCATAGTCATAATGTCTTCGTTGCCGCAGCTATCACAGGTTACGTGCCATTTCTTTTGGTCCGACTGCCCCCATAGGACTCTGTCGTAGTAGCTGCCTTTCTGCTTGGGTGTTCCTGTAAAGTAACAACGGCCGTTAAGTTCTGTCACTGGATCCTTGATTTCACTATGCGAGACCGACTTCTCGATAGACTCAATAGCTGTCTGGGTGATATCCTGTACCTCATCGAAGATAACCATATCTCCAGCGATACCACGAAGAGCATCCCCGTCAGCCCACGCAGATCCAAAGTAGTACTGCGTAGAGTTAGCCAAGCCGATAGCTGTTTTGGCGTCCCTCTTGGAGTCGACCATGCCCTCGAGGATGCCTCCTTTACTTTCTCTGATAGCTTTACGGAAACGGTCATTAACGAACCTTGTAGTTTGTTCCTGACGAGGCGCTGTGTAGGTAATTGTTGTGTGCTTCCTCTGGTAACCATGGAATAACTGAATACGTACGCCTGTCTCGGATTTCTCTACCTGGCGCCCTGCTACGATTACCACCCGAGGGTGAGTATCTCGATAGACGTCGTGCAAGTGATCTCGGTGGTCGAAACTAAAAGGCTTACCTTTTACGGTTCCTGTTACTTCGGTGAACCCTATAGGATCTTTCATTCTTTCTTTGAGAGCAGTGATTTGCTCAGGAGTTGGTTGGCTCATTTGTCTGCCTCCTAAATTTTATTTGTAAGGTATTGACATATGAATATGACTCAGGTATGATGGACTCATAGGAAACCTGAGGAGGGGATAACTAAGGGGATGGATGATATGTTTGGACTATTCAATAAGAAGAATAAGCCTAAGAGGGGTATCAAATTTAGACTTAACGGAGTAGATTTCATCTGTGTAGGTGCAAACGCTAGCTCTGTAGAGATGGCAATTATTCAGAGAGCGAAGCTTGTCTATGCGAAGAATAAACTAGACGGCCGTACTCACGGGATTAATCCTAGATGGGTCGCTGATTATGTGAAGATTGAGTACTATGAAGATGGAACTTGGGAGGTAGTCTAATGGAAGAAATACTGATGAATAAATGGGTAGCTGGTACGATTGCCTTGGTAGTTGTAGCTCTAGGGAGTTATGTATTTCTGTGGAGTAAGCCGAGGAAGTGAAAATTTCAATTACCATACTGAGGAGGAATTCTAATGAGGATGCAAATAATCAATGTAGAGAAGGATGACGCTAGAGAAATGCCTACAGGGTATTGCCTGCTCGAGGAGGAAAAAGTTTGCGGCACAATTGGAAGATCTATGAAAAGTCATCACTATAGTAGTAATTGGTATGCTATTACAAGTAACTTAGGAGAATTCCTAGTCGGGCTAGAGAAACATGAGAATAATGTAATCAGCTTTGCATCTAGTGAGGTTAACAATGTAGATTGCATAATTTGGATTGGCGTGGAAGATAACCCTTACTAGTGGTTGTCTTTTTTTTATTTATAGAGTCTGGTAAGTGAAATTATAGATACTATAGAGGTAGAAACTTGGGAGGCTAACTCGTGGGTAGGAGCTGTGTAGAATTTCCTATAGGGGTGTCTGCCTCGTAAAAATTCTAAAGTGTCTATATAGTTTCTCTAAATGTTTAGTATCGACGTACGTATGCGCCCCCACCCCTCAGGAAACATGGGGTACCCCTCGAGCCACTCCTCCTCATCAGCCCAACTGAGCCAGCTCACTAGTAACCACGAGCAGGCATACACCTGAGACGCACGAGACTGCCTCCTCAGCAATCCTAACAAATGTCTTGCACATCTGGTATGACTCAGGTATGATAGACGTATACGAAGCACACAGGAGGCTGATCATAGTGAGGACGACAGTAGCACTGATAGGCATAGTACTAATGTGGGTGGTCATGTGGTGTACCTACACAGGCTACCTCAGTAGCACAAGCATGGCACTGACAGAGGCAGGGCTAATAGGTATAGTGTGGATGGTTAACCTAATAGGACGGATGATGGAGGAGGGCTACTGAGTCGTCCTCTTTTTCGTGCTTTCACTTTCAGGGTTCGTACTTTCGGGAGGGTGTACTTCAGAGGCAGAGTACTTTCGTGGTAGTGTATAAGATACTGCATACTTTCAGGGGTAACCCTTGTAGTTTCGCTACCTCATTGCATATCCATACAGTTGCTATACAGTGTGCTGATTAGGGGTAGTTATGCAGGTTGCTGTCTCATAGGGCTTGAGCCTTAGAGCCACAAGGGATTGAGGGCTAATGAGGTGTCTATCTCTAGTTTACATAATTAAGGTTATAGGAAGTAACTCTCAGGGTTACACAGTTGGCTGCCTCGTTAGATTTGCATTGCTGTATATGGATGAGGATCGAGTGAGTACGCCGAGGTGGGGGTAAGCTCCTCAGTAACCCCTCTAGTCTACCTCTGTAGCTTCTCCTCTTCGTCACCTACCCATCAGCCTACCTTCTCAGCAAACCCTATTAGATAGCCATCTCAGGCTTCTACTCTGGAGGTTCACCTTCTCAGTTTACCCTTCTCGTCTTCTACCTATGAGCCAGCCTTCTCAGGTAGATCTAAGAGTTCTCCTTCTCAGTTTCAGTTTGTAAGATTTCACTGAGTATACTCGCTCGGTAACGAGCGGAGATTACCTTCTCAGATCAACTGATTTGCTGTCTCCTATATTAGACCTTATGTATTTCAAGGTCAAATGATTACATACTAAAGAGGATAGCTCTTAGTGTACCTTCCTCGTTACCGAGGTAGAATACTTTAGAGCTATCCTTAAGAGGTTGGTTTAGGTTTTCGACTTTAGGGTTCGTGAGAACCCCTTGTCTTTCTCTCTAACACTATTATACCACAATTCACTTAAATTGTCAAGATAAACATTCCATTGTAACACATCCTTAACATAACTGTCAAGTGTTAGTTGATTAGTGTTACAACTATTACAGCAAAACACAAAAGAAGCCCCACTCATTAGGACTCCTTCACTTGTATTCAATCTCGTTAGTCTTTACCCAGTCTAGGAAACCATCAGGAAACCTCACCAAGGTTAATGTCTCACTTCTATCAAGCTCTGTCACTTTCATTCCTTCATAGTACGCGTTATCCATCAGTTGCCACCTCCCTTGTACCATTTTACATCGAGCTCACTAGCCTTACCTACCTTGACGTCACCTGCTATCTCGGTGCCATCCTCCGTAGCGAACAGCACAGTAACTACATCGCCTTCACTGTAGTCACCCTCGAGAGCGTAGTCTTCTTGGTCTTCCTTGTCTCTATTGACGTTTGCTAACTGGTACACTCCATGATGCTTACCTTTGACTTCGAAGCTTGCCACCATAGGAACTGGCTTGCTTAGCACTTCTCTCAGGGTAGGCTCGGTAGCTTTCTCTATTGCTTTATTGAAACTCACGATTACTAATACGACTGACACAATCACTAGCGCTATAGACAGGATACTCACAGCTTTGTTCTTCATGTTAGTTACCTGCCTTTCTGTCTAATTCATCCAGCTGAGATAGCACAGCAGTTAACTTAGCAGCTCTCTCTACTACAGCTTTGTCTAGTGTATCCTTCTCGTCTACCTTTGCGATCTCTATTGCCATATTCACGATAATTCCAATCACTACTGCTACTGCCACCATTGATAATACGATACTCATTTGTTTTCCTCCTCAGGGTTTGTGTGTTTCTTTGTTGAGGTAATCATACCATGGTCATACCGAGGAGTCAACAACTTAGTTAAAACTTTTTAGCTCATGCCATCGAATAGTTGATTAAACACCACAGCAGCATCACCTTTGTTGTTCTTGTTCTCTTTACTCTCATTGAACTTTCTATCGAGTCCGAGTGCTTGCATGAAGCGGAGGAACTTGGAGTCGTAATCATTTGTAGCTTGTGTCTCATCTAGTATCTCACCAGCTTGTGCTATCTCTCTGCGTTCATTCATGATTAGGTTCATGAGAGCGCGATGTAGAATGAGTATGTTAAACGGGTCTAAGTCGAGTGTCTCAATAGCATGGTTCATGAGTCCAGCATACAAGGCTTCCTCTTCGACCGTCATGATGAATTTACTATTGAGACCGTGTATTAGGTTGGCTCTCGGGTTCAAGTTGGCAATCGCTCTCTGCTTACCTTCTAATGAGGTAGGCCCCGTGTTGTAACCTCCGTGTTGTGCACACCTAGCTGCTCCCTCTACAGGAGGGTTAGAACAAATCTTCCCGGTGTCTTTACGGACAGCTCCACAGATGATTGTGATCTTCTTGTATTCATTCTTAATGTGAGGGGTAATCTTGTTCTTCCTCGCAGTGTCGTACTGCATGTTGTTAATCTCCTCAGCTATACCTTTAGGGTCTTTCCGTATCTTACTAATCAGTCTCTTCTCTGCGTCGGTCTTTCTACCGAGTCCGCCTCCGTGGTCTTTAGCCATTAGCTTCTGCCTCCTTGACTTTTAGCTTATAGTTGATATGGTGCAGTCTAGACTCTGCCTTGACCTGCTCCCAAGCAAGTTTGTTGCCTAGTACTCTATAGGTATGGAGGTACCTCTCATAATCCTCAGGTGTTCCTGTTACTCCTCTGATGCCATCTAGGAAGTTCTGCTCTCGCTTGGTATTACCTGTTGGGTAGCTCACCGTATCTTCCTCCTTAGTTTATCTATCATGTTATCTCTCCAGAGTATCCACTTGACGTACAACTTGAGAGGTAGCCACCTGAGCCACCCTATTAACTGCAACACTGTGTAGTACAGGCATATAAAGAACCAGAATAACCATTCCATCATAGTAACCACCACAGTAGTCCTGCTACTCCAGCAATTAAGCCAACTCCTGTGAGAACGACACTCAAAACAATACCTATAAAAGCAAATCTAAATAACCATTCTAACTGATCCATTAGCCTCTCCTCCTCCAGATCTCTGTCGTGTTGCCTTTGTCAACCACCCTATCTGTAATCCTATACTTGTCGTACTCGTAGAGCTTCTCTGTAGTCCACTCTTTGCAGTTGTGACAGATAACTGAGATAGCTATCTCTCCAATGACATGCAATTCGGGTGACTCTTGTAGGCGGCCTATAGGGGTACCGCAGTTACAACATTTAATCATTAGTCTTCTCTCCTTTCATTGGTGACTCCAATAGTTTAGTTAGGTAGTCCCTTAATTCTCTCACTGTCTCGTAGGATACGTACGTATCTTGGTAGTACCCGTCATTATCTGACACAAGAATCTTTACGACGTTATCCCAGCTAGCTATACTTAGTGATTCCTCTCTTCCAGCGCAATCTGTTGTGTCAAATCCTTTGTATTCCATCTTGTCTCCTCCTTAGTTCCTCCTGAGCTATGCCTAGATAGGTAAACAGTAGAGCTGGCTCATTGAGTATCAGCTCACGTTCTTCTTTCTCGTATAGGAAAAACCCGTAGGTGGATCCTTGGTATTTGCGGAATAGGTTGCACCTCTTGAGGGATCGTTTGTCCATGTAACCTTTCACTTCGAGGTATACATTGTGGGTGGGTAAGTAGAAATCTGGGAGGTAGGACTCCTTGTGGGACTTGTAGTAGAATCTCTGAGGCTCGTACTTGTAAGGAATATTAAGGTTGCTGAGGAGCTCGGCTATTTCGCATTCCCATGTAGACCGGAACATCATAGCCTCCTGCTCACTATAGAATCTTAACCCTTCTTTGTAGGCTTTCTTCTTAGGGGACTTGCTAGGGGATTGTCTATCGAGGTGAATCTTTATGAGGGACATCTATTAGTAAACCTCCTTAGGCTGTCTCTAGTAGACTTATTTATTTACGATCTTAATTACTTAACACACTTATGAGGACGCAGCTTACTTGATAACTTACTAGGCTTACCTCTCGAGCTTAGTTACTGGCGAGCCATGCTCTTACTAAGTAAGTAGCGATACTGTTACCACTTACTTTTAGTACAATTCAGTAACATCAAGGGTTTAACCTAATTTGTTGCTAATATTACACTTTTGTTACAAATAAAAGAGCCCTACCCAGAGGCAGGACTCGTAGTATTTATTCTATTTGTACTGCCTCGATTACACTTCATTTGCTCACCTCCCTAGTTACTCTAGTAGGTTGTCTCATTAGTTAGCGTAAGCCTCACGAGTCTGTTTGTCCATCTCCATGAATACTCGCTTGCCGTCTTCCATGTCTCGTTGGATTAATCTCTTCACGTAAGTTGAAAAGTACTGTTGCTTTGCTGCATAGTGAAACATTTCATACTCCATATTGTCCGCCACGTTGAATGCTACTGATTTAACTTTTTTCATTTTAATTTCCTCCTCAGGGTTATGACTGCTTTTAGCAGTTTTGGTTGTTTTTGGTGTGTTCCTCTTCCGTGATTTCATCATACTACAGTCATATTCTATTCGTCAACAATTTATTCTAAAAAGTTTCAAAAAAAAATAGAGACCGCTAATCAGCGACCTCCCTTCTTAGAATGTTCTGCGTAGTTCTTAACCTCCCTGAGTACAAACAAACTGAATAGTATCAACGGAAATAACCACATGACACCGCCAATTAGTTCAACGAAGAAGATCATGATAGCTCCTGTGATAAATGTTACCAACAAGATAAGCCAAGCGAGTAAGAATTGTCCAATTAGTTTTCTCATAAGTATTGCCTCCTCAGGGTTTACATATATAGCTATATCATACCACAGTCATACCAATGATGTCAAGAATTACCTGAGGAGATGCTGTTGAGAAAGTCATTTGCTGTCTCGGTGTATCTTCAGTAGCAACTCTAACTGTGCGATCTGTGCAGGGATACTCATTAGAAATCATCCCCCTCTGTCCATCTCAATATGTGAAGAACTCTGTCTGCATAATCTGGGTAATTTACAAGGTCATTGTCCCATCTGTCACGCTCGTGTAGCAATGCCTTAATAGCTTCTTCCTTAGTGTACGAATCCTTTAACTCCATCGTTTTCCCTCCTCCATTTGTACATGAATAGTTATCAACCTCTTGAGTTTTCCTTCTGGCCATTGATTGTACTCTGCCTCGCTTTTAATCTTGGAGCGCACGTCTTTTCCTGCTAATTGCTTTAGAGCTAAACGCTTTGCCAACTTATTGATTGAACGAGCCATGAGACCGCCTCCTTAGAAATTCACAATAGCGTAACTCAATGCGTAACCGACTACCCAGAGACCGCCTAGACAGGTAACAACTTTGAGAGACCCTCGTAGTTCCATTAGACTTCACCTCCATAGTCATAAAATCGTGAATCGTCGTGCTTGAACATAATGTGTCCTTCTGAGTCGATCTGTACAGTGCAAGGCTTGTCCTCAAAGACTGCTCGAAAGGCCGAGTGTCCCACAGAGCTAGTACCTAAGGGAATTACGTATGAGAACTCTTTCTCGTTTAACACTCGGGTAGCTGTTTTGATTAGCTCCCAGTTTTCCTCGTAGGGTTCTAACTCGAAGATTGAAAGTTGCTCAGTCATTAGTTTTCCTCCTCAATGTAAGATCTATGGTATTTTAGTTTTGCTTCTAAGTACGCCTGAGATGCTTCTTGTTCAGTATCAAATGTTCCTAAATGTATCACCTTATTGTCCGCTCGTATTTGTGCTCTATATCTTCCGTTTTCTGTTATTCTGTACCCTTTAGCTTTTCTATTTTGTGTATTTCCAAAGAAATCAATTTCCCTTAAGTTTTCTCTCCTGCAGTCAAGTTTGTTTCTGTTTATATGGTCTATCACATGTCCAGATTTTGGCTTTCCGTATACGTAATGATGAACCTTTATATTTTTTCTATTTATTTTCATTTGTCCGTAACCACTACATATATGAACTTCCTCTGGTAAACATATATCCTTGTCTATAATTATCGTTTTCTTTGATCCATTTGATTTAAACACCGTTATCTCTTTTGTTTTATCTAGTACTTTTATTTCGTTTGGCTTGTGCTTTTGTATTTCACTGTAGTTAATTCCTGATTCTTCTATGGCGTTTCTCCAACTACCAAACATCCGCCTTGAAGCACTGTATAGAGATGTATTGTTCCTTTGGACGCTGTCTCCGTTTAGTTTAGCTCCATTAGAATGCATTGTCTTAATAGAGCTAATTACTTTGTCTTTATTCCATTTTTGCCTCATGAATGGCCACCTATAGATACGAACTGAACTCGTAAATCACCTTTAATGAATTTTTGCTTTTTATTGAACTCTAGAGACAGCCTACCAACGTATAAGCTGGCAAGCGCTCCCTCTAGGTTTAACCCTCGGCGTTTCAACTCGTAAGCGTATTGCTTTACTCGTGAGTTATACATACTATTCAGCCTCCTCTGTATCTACGAAGTAATGAATGGAAGTCATAGGTATAAGAGCTTCTCTTCCGCTAAAATCTTTACAGTGTATTACTTTCTCCTCAGAAAAGACTGTTACAGAGCTAGCTGTTGTTTCAAATTTAAGACCTTTTAGTGTAACGATTAATATCCTTCTCATAGTTTCTCCTCCTTAGTATGACTCAGGTCATATTTATCTCTATGATAAATCCACTTGGTTCTCTGAGAACGCTATAGGTGTTAACTGGTGAGGCTGTGCTACGTGTCCTTTGCCTACCTGGTTGATACCGTGTAGTTGAACTTTTGGGTCATTCTTCTTAGACACAACTATTGCGGTAACGCCTAGCGAGTCGATCATGACGATATCTCCCTCACGGAACTCATTCAGCTTACGTCTTACTTTGGAGAACGCCTGCTCACGTTTGTACTCGGCGATTTGCTTGGGGGTTAGGATCTCCCAGGATACACCCTCTTGATGAATTCTATAGAATGTCTCTCTGTGTAAGCCTTCCCAGTCAGCCCACATTTTCCCGTCTTCTATATTGTTAACCTTTGCAGTATGAATGAATGTATTGTTTGTGCTTCTATAAGTTACCTTCACCCAGTCGCCTACTTGAGGAGTGACTACCTTGGTGAACTTATTCCTTAAGAATGACTGCAGAGACATACTAGAAGGTGACCAATCTATTCCGTCAGTACTGTACCAAATAACATCGTCATCTATTTTTACTTGATGTTCATCACTTAACAGTACCTTCCCCTCCAGCAATGCCTGCAAAGTTTCCTTGCCAGCATAAACCTTTAACTCGTCCACTTTAGATTCCTCCTCGAAGTTAATCGTTTTCTCAATCTCCTTAACGTTATCGTAACATTCCTCGCAAAGTCCGCCCTTGTAGATTATCATTACATATACCCCACAGCTGTCACATTTGAATCTCCCCATTAGTTTGTCCTCCTTAGTTTTATCTTAACTTCATAATACCTGAGTCATACCAGAGAGTCAACACTTTTTAGAAAATAAATAAAAAAAAGAACCTACCTGAGTAGGCAAGCTCTATTCTTCCTCGCTATTTCTCCACTTTTTAAGTTCCTCTACAGTGAGTGACTTACCCCAGCCACCCTCAACGTCTCTCTGAATCAGTCTCTTGATGTATGTTGAAAAGTATACTCCTTGGTTTAACGAGTGGTAATACAATTTGAACTCCATAGGATCATCTAATTGGAACGCTACAGATTTTACTTTTTTCCCTGAATTATTCTTCTTGTCTGACATATTATCTCCTCCTAAATAATCACACCTAGGCAATATCTTCCCATATCACCTTATGTCCTCCAGAGTATAAACCTCCGAAGGTAATCCTAACTCGTTGCATATACCCTTGAGCTGTTTCCTTCTAAGCTCTGTCCCCGTGAGCCACACTACCGTAGGAAAGTATCCTAATTGCTTAGCAGCTACCCCTCGTTTGTACATACCATAGTATGATTGAGCTTTGACTCTATTCTCACTCATTTTCTGAAGTCTGTCAACCTCTAGGATTTTCAGATAGCCGTTCTCTTTGTAGAGTGTATCGCAAACTCTAGAGTCTGTGGAGTCACCTATTTTGATTTCATTCTTCCAATACTTGGGTTTCCCTGTGTAGATAAACCATTCGTTTCTCATGAGGACGTGACCTACAAATTGATTCTTCCTGAGCTGGCGTTCTGCTTGCACATATTCTCTCCCGAGTTTACTTAGGTAGTACACTGTATCGTACCCCTCTCGATAGTGAAGTATGTAGTCATCCATCTCACTAAGTATCCTATTCGTATTCCTCGTCTTACCTAGAGAGTGTATCCTAGAAAGTTGCGTCCTCGTTAGAAAACCGAGTTTCTTCAATGATAAAAGTATCCTCTCTTGGCGCTGGCTCAGGGGCTTTAACTTCGGGGAGTTGGACATAGTGTCTCTCCTTCCTAGTGTTATTCTTTATAGTATGCCTGATTTGATGCTCGTTTATCCGATAAGTCTGCACTACGTGGGTGTTTGTTCCTTGAATGAATATCGCCCTTCCTTTGATATCTGGCAGAGTCTCCGCTCCCTGTTGGTCAAGTATTACTTTGGAAGCTACTGCCGAGCGGACACGGAAGGAAATCACAGCATCGCTATTCTGTTTGCACTGCCGAGGTAGCACATCTCCTGTAGGATACTGAGTGGCCATGACTAGGTGGAAGCCAAGCCCTGCTCCCAGGCGAGCTATCTGGCTCATGTACTTCTGGCAGGCTATCTTTATGAGCTTCTCCTCTTTGTCTGTAGCCTCTGCAGGGTTCAATTCTCCTGCCTCGTCTATGATAATAAAGTGTTTTTTATTGGTTATCTTCCTGCGTTTAGATCTGCGGAGTTCCTCCTGGGTAGACTTCATCATGTCGTACACACGAGAGAGCATCTGTAAGACTTCAGTTGGCTCATAAGCAACTCCTGTGACTTGCTTAACAGTTTCGTACCCTCCTAGCTCAATTCCTCCTTTGAGGTCAACTAAGGTGAACTTAACATCCTTAGGTTTACTGGTGAGTAGGCTAACGATAATGCTGTTGAGGAGATTAGATTTACCGTACCGGGTGCCACCCCCTAGGGAAACGTGGGGAGTCTTGGCGAAGTCTAGATAGATTATCTCCCTCTGCTCGTTAACCCCTATAGGGACAGCCCAGTCGTCTCTAGGTTTCACCTCCAAATCAATCTTATAAGGCAAGCCGTACTCAAAGTGCAAATCTCTAATGACATATCCAGATATAGCAATGCTCGCCAGCGTAACTCCGAGGGTGAAAAGCATAGTACCACACTCCATTACTATTTAGTAATATTCCCTACTATCTGGTCGTTGTCCTAGAGGATGCTAGCTCGCTAGGTTCAACTGTCCAGCAATGCTCGATGGGTTACACTACCTGGCAACCGACCTGGCACATTAACTATCATACTCAAGTCATACTGATTTGATACCTATGTAGGCAAAAAAAATAAGCCTCCCTCTAGTGGGACGCTCACGAACTGGCATTACATCTGGCTTGTCCTAGCTTTAACCATCGAGATAGCCTTCTCGTGGTTTTCTGTAAAGATCTCCTGTGTAGTTTTATTGTGAGTAACCTTAACGTGTCTCGAGAAGTTAGTACTCGATTTCCATTCTCCACAGATCGGACACGGCAGATCTCCATCGACTTGATACTCTGTAGTTAAGAATCTGCCAGGGTTACTACGTGGTGACGACTTAGGGGTTGTCCTCTGTGGTGAAGATGACTTCTTAGGTGGTTTCGCTTGTAGTTTGTTTGACTCCTCCTCATGAAGATGTTGCTTGTAGGCATCACCTAGCTCGTTTCTAATCAGGATGTTAATTGCTTCAGCAATACCTAATCCATAATTCTCACAGTGTTTCTTAAAGCTTCTGTGTAAGCTCTTTGGTATCCTTACAGATGTTACTTCTGTAGGTTCTTTATTAATCATTCTGGCGTAGTTTTTTAGAATGTCCATAGCAGTCACCTCTACGACTATCATACTACATGAAGATGAGCTATGGTAGTTTTTATTTCACACGAGACCGCTGCTTCCGAGACACAAACATCTGAGCTTTCTCTCCGTGGTTCCTGATCCATTCCTCACAGTGGTTAGCTGTTAGGGCCCTCTCCAGGTGCCAACCTCGTTTTAGACGTCCGTTTAGCATCTGCCTAGAAATCCCTCTAGAGTTAGCGATTGCGAGTTGCTCATCTGTGTAGGGCCTACATGTACGGTGTGTACCCTTTGGTCTACCTTGTTTGGCCACTGGTTTGGTGCTTGCTTCCTCCTTAGACATTCCATCTCGAACCCTAGTGAGGTAGGTGCTTCGTGATATACCGTTTACTTGTGCGACGTCTATGTAAGACGTATGCTCACTAGGTACTTTAACATTGACCGGCTCGGTGGTTGCTCGTTCAAGAGACCATCCTCGCTGGTAGTAACGACTGTGTAGTAACACTCTGGTAATACCATTTAGTGCAGCGAGTTCAAAATGGCATTCCTCTAGGGGTAGCTGCATTAATCTTTCCTCACTTTCATTTCTTTAAAGTCATACGAATAGGTTTCGTCTGTCTCGGGGTCATAAATGTAGGCGTGATCCTTTGCGAGAACGCTAGTTAGAGAAAATCTTCTCTCAGCATCTGTTAGAGTTTCGTAAGAGCCCTCTAAGTCATTTATTCCACCTTGCTTGTTTGTTTCGTTGTAAGCAAACAATAAGTAGCTCATTAGTTTTCCTCCTCAGATATAAGCTTATAGACTAATTCAACGACTTGCCGTTTCAATTCTTCCCTCGTCCAATTATTCACGAGCAGGTAATCCTCCTTGTAGTCATCCATATAGGTTTCTGTATGAGCATTCAAGATTTCCTTAGAGACTTCCTCCCCGTTAGCAATCATACGAGCTACCCTTGCTTCCTCCGAAGCAAACACTCTAACTATCTTGAATCCTGCTTCTTTTACAGCAGCCAGCTCATTAGATTGACGGACATCTGTGAAGACGTAACTACGAGTACGGTCATTACCTTTGTCGAGTGCTTGTTCGAACCACAGCTTGCTCATAGTAGGTCTAACGAATACCTCGGAGTCCTTTTCTCTCTCAGCGGTACCATAGCGGATATACTCAGCGATTGGCTTGGGAGACCGTGGTACGTTAGGGTGAGCTAGGTGATACATTGCTTTCATGGCGTCTCCAAAGGCAATACGCTGAATAGGGAATCCTAGCTCCGTAAGGATCTCGCAGACACTGTCTTTGCCGCTGCGAGTCTTGCCTATCAGGGCAATCTTGAAGGGTTTCTTTCCGAACGTTTCTAATGAGATCATTCCATTTCCCCCTTAGCTTCCTCTATGATTTGTCTCGCTTCCTCCTTAGTGAATCCTGCTACGAATAATCCCCTTTCAGCAATCCTCAATTGTTTCTCGAGAGCGCCGTCTTCCATCTGTCCGTAATACTTGATAGTATACTTAATGTGTTCCTTGGTAGCAGCCTTGTTGGGTCTAAATGCATCATTTAGTATTGACATATTATTTGATCTCCTCGTATATCTCGATAAGTTTTGGTTTTACTACATAATTTCCTTTTACCCAGGAGCCCGTCTCGTGGAAAAGAGTAGCATTGGTACTACGAGCAAACGGAGTAGCTACATATGAGCTGTTTATATATAAATCAACCTTAGGAGAGTTACCTCCATGACCATCGCAGTCAAACTTTATAGTTATTAGATCACCTTCTTTTAGGCTTCTATAGTTTCCAGTTCCTTTACGGTTCATTTGTATGACTTTGATTGTCTTCTCAAGTGTTAACATTAGTTTTCCTCCTCTACAGATATGACTCTGGTAATATCTTTAATCATGACAGAGATAGCCCAGCCGTACAAACGGGTAGTACTCTTAGGGTGGATGCTCATGTATGCTTTCCAGTGCTTCCAGTCAGTCATGCTCTCGAAGTACAAATCTTCGTTGTACCCCTGTTTAGTTTTTACTGTTACTTTTATCATCTAGAGCCACCTCCGAAGAATGCCTCGGTCCATCCCTCTACAGACACTACTTTGCTCTTTAGTTCCTCAGCGAGTACGGTTATCTCCTGCTGGGCACCCTTGCCAGCTCTACGTTTTGCATAGAAGTCAAGTAATGCTCTCAAGTTAACTGTTAAGACTAAGTTACAAGTTGCTGACTGAGGAAGCACACTTCTAGCGTCCTCTTGAGGGATACCTAGTCTAATCAGGTGATCGTAGCTAGCTTGTGCATCTCGCATGATTTCCTCATAAATACCCTCAGCCATTTTAGCTTTCACCTTCTCAGGTACTACATAGTCAAACCCTCCAGACTTACTATCTGAGCTAAACTTTACGTAACGCTGGCTCTGAACACTGTAAGCGAATCCCACACGATGCCTCGTGAGCTGGGCTAGTAAGGCACGGCTAACTCCTTCGATAGCAAACGTAAAGTTTAGGTGCTCCACAGTAGACAAATGCTTGCTACCTAGTACGTGTCTTATGAGCCTGTCTGCCTCGGTTCCTTCTTTTCCGTCTGTAGCTTTGTTGCTGAAGTACTTTTCTCCCTCTAGAGATACGATCTCGCTAGGTTTATTTGGAGAGTAACACGTACGGATGGCTGTCAGGGCTACCACTTGTCCATGAGAAGGGTCGAAACCTTCTGATCCTATATCAGTTACATCTGTTAAGTAATCAACGAACTCATCTGAACATTGCGTGTGTGCTAAAAGTTTAACCTTCATAGTTTAATTCCCCCTAGTATAAGATGTACTGTGCTTCTAAGATTTTCTCTGTAGTCTTCTCGTCCTCACAAGTCAACGCAACCTCCACGAGGTAGCTGTCTAGTGCGCTAATTCTATCCATGATCTCAGCTAACTTGTTCATCTGCCGAGTGCTATTGAGCTTTCCATGTAGTTCGTCTAGTTGACTGTATATCGAAGGAGATCTTTCCTCCATGTAGTCATCCTTTAATTTTCCCTCTCCGGTAAAAGCTGAAAAGAATTCTCTGTTCTCACAAGTATTACAATTGCAGCTATTACTCATTAGTTACCCTCCTTGTATTCAACATACAAGATATTACCCTTTACTATTTCAACTCTATCTCCTTTGTAATCAGAGAACCATATTAGTGTTGACTTATTAGCCATACTATCTTGTACACTTGAAGCTATTTCCTTTGTAGTAGTTACTGTATAGGTAACGCCTCCAGCGAATACAAACTCTATCTTCATTAGTCATCCTCCTCAGGGTGGAAGCTATGCGACTCACCCGTTTAGTTTCGGCGTATCCAGTTCATCAAGCTACTGAGGCAGAGTCCAGTCAGTAACTCAGTAGCTTGTCCCTCGTTCCTTAGTTAAATCATACCATGGTCATACCAAGAAGTAAACAATTAGTTTTCATCTTTATGAAAAAGTTCTACCTTTCCAGTTCCGCTACAGGTATAGCAACAATCGTCTCTCATGAATAATTTAATTCTTCCTGTGCCATTACAGATTGTGCACTCTCGTAGGAACTCGATAGCACCCTCATCAGGTATAACACTCTTGAATACTTCGCAACCCTCATAGTATTCTTCAGAGTCCTTTTTGTTCTTATCAATTTCCACAACGGTTTCGGCTACCCAGCGTTCTCCTCCGAATTCCTCCTCAGCATACCCACAACGGAACATCTGAACGTCTTCTCCTCGGTTGAATACTTTCTTGTCACCCTTAACATGAACGCACCCTCTACAGTTTCCCATTAGATCGCCTCCATTAGTTTCCCTCTTAGTATTTGTAGCACCTTCTTCTTTTCTTTTCTGATGTAGTTATCTGATACATTCATCTCTCTAGCTACCTCTGGGGAAGTCCACCCTTTAGCAACTGATTTATCTAATAGCTCTCTCTGTTTAGGTGTCAGCTCACTGATAGCTAGGTACAGGGACTTAATGTTGTCATCTACTTCGCTGTCTTCGAGGAAGATTTCTTTTATCTCCTCTTCGATATCGTAGTTCTCATCTAGCTCTCCTTCGTTCATACGGATGTCCACGAGGTCGCCGTAGTGGTAAAAGAATACTCTCAGGTGAAGCTTTCCTACGATAAGTCCTTGGAGGTCACCCTCGGTAGGGTCATACTCCAGCAATAACTTTAGGAAGTGATATAGAATCTCCTGACTTAAATCCTCTTTGTCTTCCTTCGTAGTACTCGTAGTGATATCAATCTTACACTTAGCGCCTCCTCGGTTCTTCGTACGAGTAGGAAACCTGTAGATGTAGCTAAGCTTGTCTAGGTAGCGATAGATGAGAGCGACGCCTGCCTCGTTAGATCCTTGCTGGTAGGCTAGACATAACTGCTTGTCCACCTCGGGGTCACGCTGGATAGCTTCTTGTTTTCTTCCTAGCTCTTGCTGCAGGAGCTGTGCTTCTAGTTTGGGTAGCGTGATAGCTTTAGCCATTTAGTTTTGCCTCCTTGTTGGTTAGCTTAGTTACTCGTGCAACTGTTACTCCAAAGTGTTTGGCTGTCTCTGTAATGTTTGGGTTTACTTCGAGCAGGTATCTTAGAATCTCTTTGTCTAGTTTTTCTTTCTCTTTCTTACGAGCTTTACGACCTTCTTTGATTACCTCCATAGGTACAAATCCGCCATCTACTTTGCTATACCCGAGAACGACTAGCTCAAGAGGAAACATGTTGCAGTAGAGTTTACGCTTAATAGCAAAGACACTCGTAGTCATTCCTTTCACGTCAATAACTACTGGAGGCTTGTCCTTGTAGTAAACAAGAAAGTCTCCTACGTATTTAATCGGCTCGTGTTTCATGCCGTAAGCATCTATAAAGCCACCTTGGAGGACGAAGCTCGGCTGCATATCAAATCGAGTAACTTCTCCTGCTTCCTGTAGTTTTTTAAGATGTAAGTAGTACTTACCTTCTAAGGCTGAAGCAAAATTGATGCCATCTGTCTCGGTTTTCTTTGCGTTGTATTTTCCATTGCGTTGTCGTCCCATTAGTCATCCTCCTCAATTGTATTACCTTGGTCATACCGTACGCTATAGAGAGTTCCATCCAGTTCCGTCTCCGAAGGGTTTGCACGTTTCTAGGTGAAAGCACATCTTACAGCCAAACTTGTCGACCTTCTTAGCAAAGTCATTGTGTTTGTAAGCTAATGAGATAGCCTCCACAGTTTCTTTCACTACAGCCATCTTCTCAGGTACAAAGAATCTTGCCTTAGGAGATCGCTGACCTTTGTAGTCATACTCATAGAGGCCATCTCCCAAATGAACTGCCGTCTGGAACTTAGCTATAACAGGGTGGTAATACCTTAGGAATGCTGGGTAGTGACCATACTCCTTGTAGATGGCTTGTGCGTATATTGCTAGCTGGAAATCCTCATTGAGAAATTGTTTGCTCTTGGGGTTACTTCCTGACTTGTAGTCAGTGACAACGAGCTCCCAAGGCTTGTCTATCTCGCCATCTATGCGGTCGATGAATCCTAAGCAGGATGGTGTGCCTTCGATGAGTACTTCTTTGAATTTCTTTTCGACCAATAAAGGTTTACTGTCATGATATTCTCCCAAGTAATTCTCAATAGCTGTTATGCCTTTTTTGTACATTGCAATATACTCTTCTTTGGATTCGAAATAATTCTTAGGAACTTTCTCATTGTCAAAATATAGCTCGTTGAACATTTTCATATAGTGTCCATTCTCGTTAACTACGCCTTTTAACAAGTCTCTTCCTTGAAACTCAAAGACCGTATGGAGAACGCCTCCGAGGGCTGTAAATTTATTACCACTACGTTGCTTAAGTACATATGTTGAATACCAAGTATACGGACAAGATATGAAACTACTAAGTTGCGAGTAAGAGTAATACGATAAAGGATATTTCACTTAGTTTGCCTCCTTGTAATATGGTGAGAACTCTCTGAATATCCTAGCGTGACCTTCTTTATATGCTTTATGAGCTTTCTCTTCTGTGTCATGTAATCCTAGATATATTCGTTTGCCGTTAGATTTTACACACGCTCTCCACTTACCTGATTTTCTATCAAGAAAGTATCCCTTAGACTTCTTGTTTTGATTGTTTTGTTTAAGGCTGCAAACTCTTAAATTGTCTCTAGTGTTATTGTTGGGGTTTATATCTATATGGTCTACAATTATATTTGGATCTGTAACATCCATAATGTACCTGTGAAGTCTTATGTTCTTTCTTCTTTCTTTGTCCCATATATAAAAATACCCCTGTTGCCAATACACTTTTCCATCATAATTAAAATCTGCATCGACAATAGTTTCATGAACATCTCCATTCATTCTAGTCACCGTTATTACCTTAGTCATACCTACACCTCCAAAGTTTTAATTGAGTTAGCAAGCAAGCTCTCGTTTTGTTTCTTCCCATCAATCATTACTACCTGGTCAACCTTCAACAGGTGTTCAAACTTAGCGTACGTACTCGAGAAGACGACTACCTCACGTTGTCCTTGGTAGGTATCTAGCGAGACAAAAGCCATGCGATTACCTTTCTTGTCGTTAAAGGCTTTAATCTTAGTGACTATGCCTCCTACTAGAGCTTGTCCTCCCTCTTGGAACTCCTGCCAGTTGCGGAAATGATATTTCTGGAGAGGGTGGCAGCTAATATATACACCTAGTAAGTCCTTCTCCCAGTTTGCTTTTACTGTATCGCTCCATCCTTGATTGTTTACTTCTAGGAAGGTTTCTTTCTCCTTTTTAGTCATCCCTTTTAAGTCCATGTAGTGAGCGTATATTCCTAATCGAGTCATAGTTGGATACAAACTATCGAAAGCCCCCGCGAAGATTAATCCTTTCATGACCTTAGCGTTTACCGATCTCTTAGGTACACGAGATAGGATATCTTCTAGGGAGGTGAATGGCTGCTTAGCTCGCTCCTCTAGGATTACCTGTACAGCTTTGTCTCCTACTCCGTTGATAACCGAGAGAGGGAATGTGATTCTGTTATTGTGAGCTGTAAAGATTAACTCTGACTTGTTGATGTCTGGTGGATTGAACTCGAAGCCGTTAGCCTTGATGTCAGCTAACCCCTGAGCGATAACCTCTTTGTCTCCCATCTTGGTAGACATGATAGCTGACAACCAGTGAGCAGGGTAATACAACTCAAGCCAAGCGGTCATGTAAGTAATCATCGAGTAAGCTACTGCATGAGACTTATTGAAGCCGTAACCTGAGTAGGCAATGATTCTATCCCAGAGTTCGTCCATTTGGCTTACAAGCTCCTCACCTCTAGGTAAATCGTTTTCTCTAGCATGGACTATGCAGTCTGCTACAAATTCATTCCTCATAGCTTCTAACTCATCGACTGATTTCTTTCTTAGTGAGTCACCTTTACCAAGTGTCCACCCAGCAAACACGCTTACAAGCTTCATTACGTGTTCCTGAAAGGCGATGATACCTTTAGTCTCCCCTGTGACTTGAATCTCGTCAGGATGGCTGTAAACCTCATCAGATACTCTGTTACGAATGTCTATCCATCTCTGAGTGTCTCCTGAGTTCAACGCAGCAGGTCTTCCTAATGAGGTGATAGCTACAATGTCAGCAAACTCTTTAGGTGCAACTCGCTGGCAAAGGCCCTGCATCATAGATGATCCAAACTGGAACATGTTTTGAGTCTTACCTATAGAGATAAACTCGTACACTTTAGTATCCTTAGGAGAACGCATAATCTCGTTAGGGTCAATCTTAACTCCGTGTTCTGTTTCGATAGACTTAACTGCTAGACCTATCATTCTCAGGGTCTTTAACCCTAGGAAATCAAATTTTACCCCTCCGAGTTCCTCTAGGTCGTCTTTATCCCACTGGCTTACTACTGTGTCCTTGTCGTTGTGATCTGGCAGATAAGTAGGAAAATAGTCTGCTATAGGTTCACTTGCTATGAGGACGCCTCCAGCATGTTTACCTAGCTTGTCTATTACTCCTTCGAACTTACTAGCCATCCAGCTTATCTCACGAGCTGACACAAAAGCATCATTGTCTTTCTGTTTGAATTTATCTGAGCAGGTATCCATAAAGTACACCAACTCTTGGTTAAGCGAGCGAGCCTTCTCTATAGTCATGTTCGGTGAGTTATCGACTAGCTCGGTGATTCTCTTGGCTTCCTTGAAAGGAATGTCATAGACCATGCAGGCGTTCTTGAAGGCTAACCTAGCGGTCATACGTCCATAATTGGCTACCTGGCTCACTTTGTCTGTACCATATTTGCTACGGAGGTAGTTGATGAGTTCGTAACGGCGTACATCCTCCACGTCGGTATCTATATCAGGCATCTTAAAGCGAGAGATATCCAGGAATCGCTCGAAGTATAGTCCGTACTCTAGGGGATCTACCTCGGTGATATCTAAGCAGTAAGCGACTACTGAGCCTCCTCCAGAGCCACGACCAGGAGCAAAGATAATGTCGTTCTCCTTACCCCACTTGATAGCATCAGCCACCACAAGGAAGTAATCTACATAGCCTTTCTCCTTGATTACTGAGAGTTCAAACTTAATACGATCTACAACCTCTTGAGTCACTGGCTTGTACTTCCGCAGCATTCCTTCCTTCACGAGTTGGCCAATGTAAGTATTCTTATCAGTCACCCCTTGAGGTAACGGAAACTCTGGAAGCAAATCCTTTTCCTTCTTGAGGTCGAAGTCAACCCTATCTAGTATTACCCCAGTATTATTTATAGCTGTGATGATTATCTCACGGTCAAACCCCTGAGAGACAAACTCTTGTAATATTAACTCCCCAGGTTTCATCCAATAGTGTTCCTCACAAGGATACGCAGGCTCATCGGGATGCTTTAGCTTCTTAGCCCACCCTAGAGCTAGGACTCCTTGGTGTGCTAGGTAGTCTTCCTGCTTGGCGTAGTGTACATCTCCAGTGGCTACTAGAGGGACTTTATATTTATCAGCTAACTTTACTAGTGCTTTGTTTACTACTTGTTGTTCTGGAATAGGAGTAGGCTGTATTTCTAAGTAGAATCTGTCTCCATATATTTCTAAGTATCTTTCTAGGTACTTCAAGGCCTCTATTGAGTTACCACCTCGTTTGTATACCGTAGGTATCACCCCACTTAGACAACTGCTCGTAGCAATAATTCCCTCTGAGTATTTCTCCATCATAGCCCAGTCAAAACGAGGACGGTTATGAAAGTGAGTGAATGCTTCCGAGCTTAGTCTCATGAGGTTCTTCCAGCCTGTCTCGTTGATGGCTATGAGTACTTGATGGTAATTCGTCTTGCTATCAGGGTTGTTTACGTCCTCTGTTAAGTATCCCTCCATAGCTGCTACTGCCTTGATACCTTGTTTGCGGCACTCTCTATATAACTCTGGGATTGCATGTAACACTCCATGGTCACTGATAGCAATCCCTCGTTGACCTAACCGTTTAGCTTCAGCTACAAGATCTGACACCTTGGAGAGTGAGTCTCGCTTGCTGGCACAACTGTGGGTGTGGAGCTGGTTAAAGTCTAGCTTCATAGGTAATTCCCCCTTTTGTTTCCTTATTAATATAATACCACAGTCATACCGAGGTAGCAACACTTTTAGACAAAAAAAAAGAAGACTAATTATAGTCTCCCTAGTTGTTCTAACTCGTTATTATAAACAAACGGAAATTCTATTTGACTAAACTCAAAAGCACTCTCTTTGATATTACTGTGGTCATACTCTTGATTGAATAAGTTCCCGAAGATACCTACTAAGACATCAACCACGATAGCATTTCCTGCCTGCTTGTATAACTGTGAGTCAGACATCCCTACAGCTTTAGCTTTGTAGAAATCCTCATCAGTAATACCCATCAGTCTCCAACACTCTAGAGGTGTAAGTCTGCGGATACGGTAGTCAATAATTGTAGCCTGTTGAGGTGATGTCGTCAGAGTTTGTGCTACTTGTTTACCTACTCGGCCTCTACGAGTCTTACTATCAGGGTGCTCTAAATTGATAGAGTCACCTTCCTCAGCTACTTTATAACCTAGCTTGGTAGCTTCTTTAACTCTAATTTCACCGTCTACATAATTGATAATCTTAGGGTGTCTGTGTCCACCCTGCATAGTTGTAAGCGCAGGAGATACACCTTCCGGGCTGTATACTCGCTTAATACAATCTAGACCTTTGATAGATAACTTCCCAGTCATCTGTAAGTCTGAATCATGTGAGTACGGCTGCGGAGTGTATTCTTGGTTGAGGAAATATTTCTCATCGACTTCGTCCTCTAGGGTATCTTTAAGTTTAACCTCGAGAGGGAAACTCTCAGGGAAGTTATAAACGCCTTCTCCTAAGATGCTAACTACAAAGACACGCTCTCTGTTTTGTGGAACTCCATAGTCCTTGGCGTTAAGTACCTGCCAGTAATTACGGTACCCTTGAGATTCTAACCACTCGAGCCACTTATCGAAGTCAGGTTTAAACTTTTTACCTACGAGGTTCTTTACGTTCTCGAGGAGTAAATGCTTAGGTCGCTTTGTAGTAATAACCTTCTCGCACTCATATAGCAACCCTGAGCGAGTACCTTCTGACATCCCTCGTTGTTTACCTGAGATAGATAAATCTTGGCAAGGAAACGAATAAGTAAATAAATCCATATCAGGTAACTCTGTAGGATCTATCTTAGATATGTCTCCGTAGTTCTTTGTTTCTCCGTGGATTGCCATGTAGCTCTGTATAGCAAACTTATCTATCTCAGCAATACCTACTACCTTGTAGTCGACTCCTAGTCGCTTTAGGGCCATACTCTGTGTGCCAATTCCTGCGAAAGCCTCAAATACTCTTAGTTTACTCATTGTTTATCCCCCTCGGTATGACCATAGTATGATTTCTAGTTAAGCAAGTGACAGCCAATCTCCATGAGCCAGTGGTCTTCCTCTTCTACGTATGATGCTCTAAACTCGATGTCCTCATGAGTCAGTAACTCTACAATCTGGTCTCGAATGTCATCTTCCACGACAGTCGACTCGTAGGTAACTAGGTATTGCATCTGTGCGATTATGCGCTGTAGTCTACTCATTAGTCTCTTCCTCCTTAGCATATCCTCTCAAGAACTGTAGCTGATAGTATCCCATCACGGTTTCCTTACCATTAATCCTGACTCGTGATACCTTGTGAGCTGGTATGTCTTCGAGTATCTCGATGGTTAACTCGCGGGTAGTGAACTTGTCCATTAGATGACCTCCTCAGTTATATCTAGTAACATCTCATAAGCCTCTATACTTCCTAGAACATATCCTTTCATGAACTCCGTATCTGCTCCTGCCTCCATGTCTTTTAACCTCTCAATCTGCTCCTCAATTATTTCTCTCATCAGTTATCTCCTCCGTTCGCTTCTAATAAGATGAGTGAGTGCTCGTAAGCATTAATCTTACCACGGTAATACTCTTGGGTAGATTTATCTACAGGTAAAGCTAGTTTCTTCTCGTACTTATCAATTAGACTGATTAGTTTCTGTCTCATTGGTTTTCCTCCTCAAGGTTCCAGTAAGTCACGTTAGTTATTTCTTTGTGGTTACACTCAATTGTTACAAGGCATTCTTTCTCGTCATCCCAAAAGGTAAGAGAACCGATCCCTCTTAGTGGTTCGCCTTCCCAGTCTCCAAAACTTACCGAGCTGCCATTCTTGAAGTTAATCAGTCCAATCACCCACTTCGTAGTATGTCGGGTCTTCAATCTTCCTAGCTCCGTCTATTCCATGGCACCTCACGAGTTGTCCAAACCTCTTAGTAAACCTCGGCATTGCGAAGTAATTCATGTACCTGCGAACGGTACGCTTGTGGCAACCTAGGTGGTCGGCTATCTGGGTGGTGCTTAATCCCTCGCAGTAATAAAGTGCTGCTAAGATGTGAGGGTTTCTATAGGAGAAAGAGAACTTGTCAGCTTCGTCTATGCGGTTATGCTTGTTTAAGATTGACTCTATGATAATCGTATTCTTCATGAGTTAGCCTCCTCATTAGTTTAATAACCAAAAGATAAGCAACGTTAGTATCCAAGCGAGCATATACTTTATGTCATCCACAGTTTAGCCCCCTTAGTTTTCATACGGATTAGGTTCCTCTATATAGAATCCCTCGTTAGGTACATCGTTTACTCGGTGTTCAACCTCGATGAGTAACTGTTCTAGCTCGTCCTCCCTGATATCAAACTCTTCCAGAATAGCCGTGAAGATGTCATCTGAGTGGTGACCTTCGTAGTTCATCTCCTCAGCTTTATCCTTGATAGCTTCGTGCTCGTGGTTGATTTTCATGAGATGGTAGCCTCCTTAGTTTGTACTTTCATAGTATTACCTCCGTCATATTTTCTCTTAAGTAAATCTTACCATGGTCATACCGAGATGGCAAGTTATTTCTCGATTTTATCTAATGTGTCGCAAACCAGATAGAGCCAGATAAATAACAGTATCACTACGAATAATTCACCACATATCACTTCTCCAGCTCCCTTCCATACTTTTCTAGCCACTCCCAAGCGTACATTTTATTTGCATCCACCTGATCCAGCTCCTCTGGAGTGCAGTCATCAGCATCTTTACCTTCTGGGTAATCTAACACGTAGATCTCAAACTTATGAGTTGCTTTTTTGATAGCTTTACGGATACCATTCCTTCCAGCTTTATCATTATCAAACCCTAGCTCTATAGTAGTAACGCCACCTTTGAAGAGTTGCTCTACATGTTCGTCTGTGAAGAAAAGACCAATAGGGCAGCAAACATTACGAAATCCGTTATCCCACCAACGAGCACTATCAGGTATTCCCTCGACGATTTTAACCGTATTGTTAGCCTCTCTAATGTACTCTAGGTTACGGCCTAAACCAGTTAACACCCACCCAGTATTTAAGCTACGAGGACGGTGATAATACTTGTGAGCCTGATCCTCTAGTGTAGCTCTTCCAGTCATTCCCACGAGGCGGTTATCTACATCCTCTATAGTCATTACTATGCGGTCTTCTAAATCACCTGAGAGACAGCGCTGTAGACCCCAGTGAGCTATTGTCTCGGGAGAGTACCCTCGGTAGCTTTCCACTGGCTCGAAAGTCATCCCCTTAGGTTCCCAACTCGGTAATTCTTTCTTGTTAGCTCGCTTCATCATGAGCTCGATAAACTTCTTAGCTTCGTCTCGGAAGTAATTCTCGTCTATCTCCTCTCGATCCCAGTCTATATCGGTAATGCCCTGCAAATGAGCCATCCACTTGACAGCTTCCTTGAATCCTATCTCGTTGACTCCCATGATTACATCAAAGATGTCTCCACCTGATTGGCAACCTGTATGACAATACCAGATCCCTGTGTGCTTGTTTATAGAGAACGCTGTAGGGCAGTCACCTCCGTGCACTTCGCAGCAAGCTTTAATCTCAGAGCCAGCTGACTTTATGCTACTGAAGTTTAGCTCCTCGAGTATTGCTCGTACGTCCATCTTATCGGTCAACTTCTTGACGATACTCATCTAATCAACCCCAATACTATTAGCGCTACAAGCCACCCAGCCATTAATCCCATTATAAACCCTATATTATATATGACTAACTCGTCTCTGCTCACCAGCTATTCCCCCTTGCGCTTTTCTAATCCCCAGATTACCAAGATAGGGCCCCACCCTAGAATTATGACTATGGTAATACCAAGTTGCATAATTAAAGAGTTCATACACTGTTCGTCTAATTGTCTGTCTATCTCACCGGATAACTTGAAGAGTCCTGCCCAGAGAGCGCCGACTAGTAGGTATATCATGAAAGCTGTCATTTAATCAGCTCCTTAGCTTCGTCTATTGCGTAGTGCAACGTATCAGGTGAATACCCCTGGTCTTCAAGACGAAAATATACTTCCTCTTCAGTCAAATACTTTAACATTCTAGAAATATCAAACACTAAAGTCTCATACCAGATAGTTGTATTATTCTTTGTAACCTTCTCATTGAAATCCACATAGATAACATTACTCATTAAATCATCTCCATTCGCCAGTTTTTAGAGTCAGCCTTTATAGGTGTCCAATCAAGGTCATCACCCATACGTTGAGCCCCTATTTTGAACTGCCTAGAACAACCTGTGATAGCAAACTCCTCTTCAGTTGATTTTCTCAGGAAGCACAATCTGTTAGCTAAGAATAAGATTCTATCTGAGCCAGCTACACTAGACTCGTCTATATCGTCTTTCCCTACAGCCGATCTATTAAGCTGTACTGCTGAGATAATCGGTACTTTTAACTCACCAGCTGTATCTTTTAGTGAGCTAGTCAAGTAGCCTAAAGCTTGGAACTCTTTTTCTCCTAGATTACTATCTGAGCTAGGTAGCTTGATATAGTCGAATACAACGAGCTTGACACCATACTCCACTTGGTATTTGCGCACCAGAGCCTTGATCTTCTCAGGTGTAAAGTTAGGAAGGTAAACATGATAGAATGGAGCCTCCTTTAACTTGTGGTTAGCCCACTGAATTTTCGTTATCTTCTCTTTAGCTGTACCGTTCTCGGTGTCTCTACCGTAAGCGCCTGTACGTATTTCTGAGTGAGGTATCCCTGAGATAATGCTAAGTAGCTTATCCTCTTGTTCGTATGGATACATTTCTGTGTCGATATACAGAGTAGGAATGCCGTCCTCTATGCAAATCTTATTGCACCAGTTTAGTAGAACAGTAGACTTACCTGCCTTAGATCTGGCTCCCACGATAGTTAACTCACCGTCGATTAACCCTAGAGTGGCTAAGTCGAACAGTTTCCATCCAGTTTTAAGTCCGATAACATCCTGCGGAGTTAGTAGCCTCTGTTTTAACCTGTCAGCCGTATTCTCCCCTAGCTTGGTAACCCCTGTAGCAACTTGATACTCAATTGATATATCTCTAAAGTCACTCTCTACAGCACTAAGCACCGAGTTAATATCTGAGTCAGCATCCTTTTCTACTCGAGTCATAACCTTCTGAGCCTGCTCATAGATCGACCTACGAGCCGCTGCTTGCTTGATGTTATCTATAAACATTTGAGTGTTACCTACATATGGTGTCAACTTGGCTGATTCTACATAGGTTAAACCACCCATCTCCTCAATAGCCTTGTTAGCTTTATCATCAGTAAACACTTGAGTAATGCTGATTGGGTCTGGTTCGTTGCCGTTCTCTATGAGGTAGGACATTGCCATATAGATGTACTTGTGAGCATCTACTGCGAAGTGTTCTGGTTTGAGTCCTGAACCACTAGCGAGGATTAACTGGTCAGGTTTATTTAAACAGATCCCGATTAACGCCCTCTCCGAACCAGCTCGGTGAATCAGTTCTTTGGAGCTTATTTTTGGAGTCGTACTCACGGTCCTTTTCCCCCTTTTGTGCTTCCTGTCTAGTGTGTATCTTCATTACTGTTTGTATTTTGCTTCTAGCTTCTCTACCCCAGTCACGTTCTAGATAGTACTCTAAATCGAAATGACTATTCTCTACAAAGGAAAGCTCCTCAGCTGTCCACCCTTCAGCAGACAGCCAAGCAACCATATGAGGAGGAATCTTAGAAGTTGATGTCTGCAAGTTCCTCATCGGATAATGCTCCCTCTTTAGATGTTATCACCGTAGTAACTCCGTCCTCGTCTGGGATACTAAATTCTACAGTAACACCCTCGGCAGGCTTCTCTGTAGATGCATCCTCTTGAGGTAGCTCACTCCACAGTCCACCTTCAGCGATGAATAAGCACTGCTCAGGGGTTAATCCTTCTCCACCTTTCAGTTTCTCACGGTCAACCTTTTGATCCTCGTATAACTTAATCTCTTCAGGAGTTCTAGGTGTGTTACTACGAGCAGGCGTTACTTTGTATTTTGTATCTTGCCACCCAGTACCTTCACGGTTAATTGTTACGTCATACTCTCTTAAATCCCCATACTCTTCGTTCATTGCGTAACTCTTAAGCTCCTCAAAGATTCCCGCTCCTGCGTCTAATAGTTTCAATTGTCCGTCTGCTCGGTCGATAACATGGATAATATATTTACTCTTGAGTTTTCCATAAGGTTGCTTGTCGTACCCATTATCTTTTAGGAACTTCTTACGCTCTTTAGATCCGTTCTTTAACCCTTTCTCGTCGGCTTCTTTAAACACTTTAGCCATAAATTCCTGATTAGCTTTCTCTAGTAAGTCTTTACCTTTACCCTTATAAGGAACAAAGCATCCATTACCGTTACCGTCTTTAGCTCCGTTTCCATTCACTGACCAGTACCCTTGATAGAAGTAGGGCGCCTCGTCCATAACTCTAATCTTCGTGTCCCCTTCTGGAGTTGCTAAGAAGTCTAGCTTGTCCTCTTGAGGATTTCCAACTACGTTACTACCTTTGTTCTCTTCGATTCCTACAGTGTTCCATCCGTTTTGATTAGCCATTTAATCTACCCCTTTTCGTTTTAATTGGTTGTTCGGCTTGGCTGTGGTATGACTCAGGTATGATTCTATGGTGTTATAAAAGCCAGTAGCTCGCCCTAACTGGCTTATCTCTATAGTACCATGGTCATACCATGGGAGTCAACTCTTTTATAAAATTAGTTCTAAAGTTTTCGTAAGCTGAATAGTTACCCTGTAGACGCCATTTTCAGTCTCACTCTTGAGATCATATGCTACCCCGTTAGCACCCATTTCCCTGCTGAGCTGGCAGTAATCTTCTGAGGTCATACTGTCGTGTATCTTGAAACCGAGAGAAGATAGAATCTTGTTTACCTCCGTATTTACTTTCTCGTCAAATCTCTCTAGCTTTTCTTCCATAGTAAAACCTCCCCTTATTTCTCTGGTAAATCGTACCTTGGTAATATTTTATAACATCTGGTAATACTAGTCAACTAGTTTAATAAAAATATTACCTGAGTATTTTACAAGAACGCTTGTTCTTATTATACACTGGAAAGTTTAACCTGTAAACAAGAAAAAGGAGACAGCTTTTTAGGCCATCTCCTTAGTGTGTTACTGTGCGAATACTGTGATAATATCCGTTAGGATCGTCATTATAGAGTCAACCTGCTCAGGTGCAAGCGCTCCTCCTAGAAGAACGCCTACCACAGGAACCAACACATATGCCAACTTAATAGTTTTCTTCTTATTCATCACCTATCATATCCTCTCATTTAGTTTGGGACTGCCCACGCAGGGACTTACGTAGTATGACTCAAGTATGATTACTTAACAGTGTAATGCCAGACTTTTTTGTCTAACCAGTTTGTCATAGCATTCAATTGAGTATCACTCGTAGGCTCTGTCACAGGGTACACATAGTTATCGCTACGTAGAACCAAGTTAGCTGTTACATGTACAGAGTTAAGAGCTTGTACAAAGTCTGCTAAGTTTTCGCTACCGAGACCGCCGACCTCTATAATATTGCGCTTCTTAGGTGGCTCTGGAGCTGGCTGACTAGGTGTGCTACCTCCGCTAGTCTCACTTCCGAAGTAAGCGAAGATAACTGCTGAGACAATTGCGTCAACATTCCATTTAGCCATATCTGAATCGTTGTCTATGAAGCCTGCCTCCACTAGGAACATCGGACAGTTGCTTGAGCGGATAACTCCAAGGTCTGGACGAATCTTAGCTCCTCGGTCTCTCCAGCCAGTTCGTTTAGCGATCTCTGCTGAGATGCGGGCTGCCATAGGTACTTCTGCTTGGGAGTAACAAAGTACTTCTACTCCATGACCGTTCCCATCCGAAGCGTTGAGGTGCCAAGCGAATCCTACATCGTTTGGTCTATCGTTGATATTTCTAACTTGGTTACCTACGATAGCGTTAATCGTACGACCTACCTCGTCAGTGTCATCCTCTACAGAATGCCCTAAACCTCTTAGACGCTTAATGAACTCAGCGTTTAACTCTCTATCCATCAGGTGTTCTTTACGACCCCCAGAGTTAGCTCCATTGATAATACTATTGTGTCCTCCATGGCTAGATACTCTCATTAGTAATCTCCTCCTCAGGTAATATTGGTCTATTGTTTTCGTCTAACGTGTATTCCTCTCGAGTTACCCACTTAGTCCCCATAAACCTTGGGTAGAACCCACCATCAGGTGGTTGCTTTAAAGTGCACTGAGGGGGAAGGGAGAATGTTTCCTCTCCCGTCTCCTTATTTACTTCAGGCAATACTCGTAGCATGTCTCCTGTGAATCGCCCTTCTTCGTCGTAAACATAACAGTAAGCCATTTGTATTCCTCCTTAGTCAGCCACGTATGTTACGGTAATATAGAAGCTTTTGTCTATAACACTAGCAGCTCCAGCGTTGTCTAATCGGACATCTCCAGTATTGGTAATAATAAATCGTCCCGCTATGCCGTCATTAGATATCACCCCAAAAGGTACTGTACTTGTCGGCCTCATGCCGACTGGCACAGTAGTAATCAAGCTATTAGCCGAACCATTTGGTCTCCTAACAGACATTCTGACAGTGACAGTATTACCTCTTCGAGTAGCGGTAGCAGGATAGTTAGAATCCGCAACTACAGCATCGGCTGTTAAGGTTAAGTTCGCTGTGTCGTCTTTAGCTGTGTAGTCTATCTTCTTCATGAGGTTGGTGTTACCAGTTATCTCAAAAGTCTTGCTAGATTTTTCATATCTCCAGACAGTTTCACCTCCATCTTGAGAGTAAAAAGCGGTACGAATATCATTGTCTAGTAATTTTGAAGTAACAACTCCATTCTTAAGGAAACCGATTGCTCTCTCTGATGTTCCTCTTTCTATCTGAAGATCGCCTGTCATAGTGTCTCCTGCTTTATTAACCCTATTATTTGTTAGATTAGTAATATTAGTCTCAGCAGTTGTTAATCTAGATTTATTACTCGTATTGTCAGTTTCTAAAGTTGTCAGTCTAGATTTATTACTTGTGTTATCTGTCTCTAGGGGAGTAAGTCTATTATTCTGAGTTGTGTTAACTCCCTCGATAGCAGTCAGGCGAGTGTCCTGTGTAGTGTCGTAATTCTCTAGAGCTGTCAATCTATTATCCTGTTGAGTATTTTTTGTATCATTAGCTGTCTTAGCTGTCTCTAGAGCTGTTACTCGTGTGTTCATACCTGTTTGGTTATTATTCACTGTAGTAGTTAGCGAGGAGATCGCTGAAGTGTTTGAAGCTATGAGGGAATCCTGTGAGGAATTCTTTGTGTCATTGTCATCTAGGCGAACCTCGTGTCCACCTACAGAGGACTCTAGAGCATCTATGTCAGCAATGATAACTGAGTTGGCACCCTCTAGAGTGGCTATCTTAGCATCCTGACTCGTGTTTTTCGCTTCAACTGTATCTAAGCGAGTGTCCTGCTGAGTGTTCTTTGTCTCTGTAGCTGTTACTCGTGTAGTTAAAGCTGTGAGGGAGTTGCTTGTATTAGTGTTAACTGTGTCTTGTGCAGTCTTGTTAGATGCCACAGTAGTTGACAACGAGCTAGCGCCATTCTCTAAAGCTGTCAGCCTAGAATCCTGCTGGGTATTCTTTGTGTCATTCGCTGTTTTAGCTGTCTCCAGGGCAGTGATACTTGCGTCCTGTGCAGTGTTCTTTGTTTCTACAGCAGTCAACCTAGAGTTAATAGGAGCTAGGTCAGGTTGTGCTTGCTCTAGAGCCAACAATCGTGAATCCTGTGTAGTA